AGGCTGGGAAAATGATGGCCCACATTGTTTTAACAAATAAAAATAAAGAGTTAAAAAGAGCTATTGTTTTCTCTACTATGTATAAAATTGCTTTGGCAAAAATGAGAGAGGGAATGGTATGCGACGTTGTTATCAATAAACTTGACGATGGAACACTAATGATAAAGGAAATAAAATGATAGAAGTTATATTAACAGAGGATGAGGCAAAAGATCTAGAAGATACACTGATTCATCACATGGAGCAGTGCTATAACACTCTTTATGATTTAGAAGGAGTAGAAGAAAATTTTGAGCCGTATAATCCCTTTGACGGTTGCTCAAATTGTGAAACAAGAGAATTTTTGATGAAAACTGTAGAATGGTTTAGAAATAACAAAGACCTAGCAATTTGGGTCGGAGAAAAGGAAATAAAGCATGACTGAAACAACAGAAATGTCGCAAGAGATAAACGTAACTAGCCTTCTCGTGGCTATATTAAAAACACTTAAGTCTGTAGAAGTTTCTTCAGAACTGATTTTAAATCCAGCAAATGAAGATACTGGCTTAATGGTTACATACAATGAAGAAAATAGAACTTTTATTATATCGCTAGGAGAGATAAATGGGAGTAATTAAGACAGATAATTTTAGAACACCACCAAATACAGAAAAAACTACTCAAACTGCATCAAGTGTGCTTTTAGATTATGGTTTAGATGCATTATCTGCAATTTTGCATGAATCTGCAGTAGAAAAAGGTTTTTGGGATGGAGAATATGATTATGATAAGTTTGGAAATAAATTAGCATTAATTCATTCAGAAGTAACAGAAATGCTTGAGGCTATCAGAAAACAAAAGGGTAGCCGTGAAATTACTGAAGAAGCAGCCGATATTCTAATTAGACTTTTAGATCTATATGCGGCTCTAAGAAATGCTGGATTAATTGAAGATTCACTAGACGATATATTAGACTATAAAGTTGATAAAAATAGAGGTCGTCCAAGACTTCACGGCAATTTATTTTAATGCTATACTATGTAAACAAAAGAAGGAAAATCAATGGATATAGAAGAAATTTTAGCGGGACTGGATCCCAAAACTCGTAAAAGAGTTCAAATAGCAGTAGAAGTAGAAAATCATAAACAAAAAACTCCTAGCATAGGCCTATCGCTTGCGCTTAAAGGTGGATTTGGTTATGGCAGACAAGTCCTTGTATGGGGAAATAAATCTGCAGGAAAGTCTTCATTTTGTTTACAAATGATTGGTATGGCACAAAAAGAAGGAAAAACTTGTGCATGGATTGATTCTGAAGAGTCTTATGACCCACAGTGGGCAGAAAAACTAGGAGTTGATTCATCAAAGCTTATATATTCTACAGCTAAATCTGTAAACGATATGGTAGATGTTGCTACTCAATTAATGAATGCTAATGTGGATGTTATAGTAGTAGACTCAATATCAGCGTTGCTACCAGCCATTTACTTTGAAAAAGATAGCGATGAATTGAAAAAGCTTGAAGATACTAAGCAAATTGGTGCTGAGGCAAAAGACATGACTCATGCAGTCAAAATGCTTAATTACGCAAATAAAAACACGCTGCTTGTTCTTATATCACAACAGCGTAATCAATTTGGAAGTATGCATGCTTCACACATTCCAACTGGTGGAATGGCAGTCAAGTTCTTTTCTTCAACAGTTGTAAAGCTTTGGTCTTCTGAAGCTGAGGCTAATGCTATCAAGTCTGGGGTTAAGGTTGGAGATAAAATTATTGAGCAAAGAGTAGGCAGACCAGTTAATTGGATTATTGACTATAATAAACAAGGTCCTCCAAATCTTTCTGGTCAATACGATTTTTACTTCCAGGGAGACGTACTTGGTATAGATCAAGTTGGAGAAACTTTAGACGTTGCAGAAATGTATGGCATCATAGAAAAAGGCGGAGCATGGTATACAATTGGAAAAGAACGTTTTCAAGGTAGAGCAAAAGCAGTCGAATATTTAAAGTCTAATCCAGATGTAGTTTCTGAGTTACAGGAGAAAATATATGCCAGATCTTAATGATTTTTTAAATAATCAAAAAGAAGAAGTTGTTGAAAATTACATTGATTCTGATATTCCAACTATGGGTGGTTCTTTTATGTGCCAAGAGTGTGGAACTGAGGTTAATAATGCATTCTTTAGACACAAGGAGGAAAGACTTACTTGGACATGTCCAATTGGTCATGTTTCATCAGTCCCATTTAAATAATGTCGGAAATATCGGAAGCAAAAAGAGACGGCGCAAGACAACATAAAAACAGCGGACGTGGTAATTATCAGAAGGGTGACGCTACGTGGAAAGATTTCGTGGTGGATTATAAAGAGTACGAAAAATCAATCTCTATTTCGCAAGATATCTGGGCTAAGATTTGTACAGACACTTTTAAAGTTAGTAGGGATAAATATCCAGTACTTAAACTCATCCTTGGCGGAGCTAGTAGCAAAACAAGGTTGGCGGTAATAGAATGGTCTTTGTTAGAACAATTAGTAGAAGAATGGGAGAAACGAAATGTCTAGCGGACAATATAAACCACATTATGGATTTAATAGTGTTCAAATTAAAAATGGAAGAATTGTAAGAATGAGAAAAGATGGAACAATCAAGGCGGATCTTGGTCCATATCCTAAAGAGAAAAGAGATAAAAAGTGAGAGATGTTTTGTTGACCACTCTTGTTGGAGCAGTTGTTGGCGCAGTATTCAGTGCATTTAAATTGCCAATTCCTGCCCCGCCAGTATTTGCAGGACTAATGGGAATTGTTGGTTTGTGGATTGGATACGCTTTAATTACTAAGGTATTGGCATGATTCAATTTTTGTTTGGCGTAATGCTTGGGTTTATTGTAGGATACCCCATGGGACTTTGGGCAATAGGATATACAAGGAGATTTAATGAGCGACAAAAGTAGTCTGGAATTAATTAGTGATATAACAGAGTTTAACGATCTTCATGACTTTATGAAGGACGAACAACTTGATAGGGCCATGGCAGTAATAATTAATATTATTGCTAAGCCAGATATTCCTGCAGCAAAAGCACATTTATTGATTGTTGAGTTGCAGGGTATCTCTGCAAAATTCGGTGTTCTTGCAGCATACTACACAACAATAGCTAAAGACAAAGCTGGCACTATCAACAATAATAAAAAAAATATTTATTATTCAGTAAAGGAGTCGATAGACAAACTTGTAGACGCTCTCAAGTATGTTGTTCGTTATAATGGCTAGAGAAATAGTTAAAAATCTTAAATTTAAAAAATATGAAGGAAGCTTTGACGTTCAAGAGTTTTCCAGTCTTTTAGACGAGGCGTACCTTTCTACTAAACGACCAGATGGAGAGATGACAAAAAAATCTTTTAGCCCAAGCTCATTTGGTTATGGTCAAGGGAACTGTCCTAGGTATTGGTATATGGCTTTTAGTGGGGCTTATTTTATAGACAATAATGATGCTCAAGCCGTTGCAAATATGTCTCAAGGAACTCAAGCACACGAAAGATTGCAAAAATTAATATCTAGTCAATCTAGCGATTTATTTAAATCTACTAAAATAAACTCAGTTAGTACTGAAATTGAGATTACTAACGAGTATCCACCAATTAGAGGTTTTATAGATCTATCAATTGATTGGGATGGCACACCAGTATTGGGAGAAATTAAAACAGCAAAACAAGAAGTCTGGGATACTAGACAGGCAGAAATGTCAGCATCATCCAATCACATTTTACAACTCCTTACATATATGAAATTAAAAAATGTTAAAGAGGGCTTCTTCTTGTATGAAAATAAAAATACGCAAGAGATTCTTATAATTCCAATTTATATGACACCAAAAAATGAAAAATTAATTGATGATTTATTTAATTGGCTATGCAAAGTTTATGACAATTTTAAAGCAGGATTACTCCCAGAAAGACCTTTTCAAAAGACATCCTATGCTTGCAAAAACTGCCCTATTAGAAAAGAATGCTGGAAAGGCAAAGACGGAGATGTTGTGATAGAGGCATATCAAACATGATATGTTCAAATAAAGATTGCAAAAAAGAGTTCGAGAAGAAAACTCATAATCAAAAATATTGCTCTGATGAATGTTGTAGGGTTGCTACTAATAAACGAATCATGGAAAAATATTATGAGAAAAAAGCAATCCGAAATGGTGCTGTAAGGCTATGTAAATGTGGCAATAGGCTTAGTAGATATACAGAAAAAACAGTATGTGTCATGTGTGTTGCTAAAAGTAAAAAAGAAACCAGGAAAAAATTAAAGGAAATGATTGATGGGATTAGCTGATCTAGTAAAAACAAAAGCTCATAGAGTTTTAGGTATAGATGCCTCAACAAACTCTGTGGCTTTCTGTTTAATGGAAAATGATATTCCAATTAAGTGGGGAAAAATTGAATTTACTGGATCAGATATATATGAAAAAATATATGACGCAAAAATTAAAACCCATGCAATGCTTAATGAATTAAAGGCAGATTATATTGTTGTAGAGGGGGCAGTGTTTGTCAAATCCCCAGATGCTGTGATAAAATTGTCCTATGTATATGGTGTCATCATTGCTGAGCTTATGTCTACTGGGGCTAGTGTTATTACTATATCTCCTACATCTTGGCAGGCTTATATTGGAAATAAAAACCCAACAAAGCTGGAGAAAGACAAACTTAGGTTTGAAAATCCAGGACATGCTGACTCTTGGTACAAAGCAAAAATGCGGGAGATCAGAAAGCAAAGGACTGTAGATTATTTTAATAAAAAGTATAACTTACAGTTAGACGATTTTGACGTAGCAGATGCATTCGGCATCGCTCATTATTCGAATACGGTGTTAACACAAAGATGAAATTGTATCAAAGCCAGACATGGTTATATAGAAGATATGTAGTTCAGAAAAAAACTGTTACGGAAATTGCTGATGAGTGTAAAGTTTCAGCAATGACTATACAGAGATATTTAGAAAAATTTGGAATGATAAAGAGGAGATAGTATGCTAGAGCCAGTATTTGCAGACATGAAGGAATTTAAGTGTGACGACCTTTATTTATTAACTGTTGGAACGGAAGCGGGTAGAGAAATTTATAATGCTTGCCACGAAATTGCTCACATGCTAATTAAAAAGAACATTGCTTATGGCAACTCCGCCCTTGACCCAGTTAGAGTATTTTCAAAAGCGGGGCCACGAGAGCAGTTATATGTTCGTATTGATGATAAATTAAATAGGTTAATGAAGGGTACAGAATACCCAGGCGACAACGATATTGATGATTTGATTGGATATCTAATTCTGCTAAAAATAGCTAAATCGATTTGATTTTTTAGTCGACTAAGATTATAATATTAATATGGAAATAGAATTAGCAGACCATTTTGATAAAATGAACAAGGTGGTTTCAGAACTACTAAAGGGTAATAACCCAACTCAAATTGCTACAATAACTGGATACAAAAGAGCAGAAGTACTGGACTTAATAGACGAATGGAAGAGCGTTGTCCATAACGACTCAAGCGCAAGAGAACGTGCTAAAGAGGCTGTCTCTGGTGCTGATCAACATTATGCAATGCTTATTAAAGAGGCATGGAGCACTGTAGAGGCTGCCGATGCTCAAGGTCAACTTAATGTTAAGGCTAATACATTAAAGCTAATTGCTGATATTGAAACAAAAAGAATTGGCATGCTTCAGCAGGTAGGGCTATTAGACAATGCAGAGTTGGCAAATCAAATTGCAGAAACTGAAAAGAAACAAGAAATTCTTGTAGGCATATTAAAAGAAGTTACTGCTGGTTGTCCAAAATGTAAACTAGATGTTGCAAAAAGATTGTCGCAGATTACTGGAGTGGTAGAACCAGTTGTAATTGATACAGAGGAAGCAAGTGGATCTTAATTTTAATGATCTTATTGATATCCTAGACGGAGAGGAATTTGATGAAAGACCAGTCGATTTACGAACATTCGTTACAAGCCAAGATTTCCTTGGACTCCCTGAACTTTCGGAGTACCAGTATACACTCATTGAGAAGAGCAGCCAGATCTACAAAGAATCCACACTTATCAAACTATTTGGACAAGAAGAAGGAACCCGCAGATACAAGCAAACTTGCAATGAAGTAATTGCACAATTGGGCAAGGGTAGTGGTAAAGATTATTGCTCAACAATATCTGTAGCGTATATAGTTTATTTACTATTATGCTTAAAAGATCCAGCAACATATTATGGAAAACCAGCTGGAGACTCAATTGATATTATTAATATTGCTATTAACGCACAGCAAGCAAACAATGTTTTCTTCAAGGGATTTAGAACTAGAATTACTAGATGCGGGTGGTTTGCTGGGAAATATACAGAAAAAGCTTCCGAAATAAAATTTGATAAAAATGTAAATGTTTATTCTGGCCATTCAGAGAGAGAAGCATTTGAAGGATATAACGTTATAGTTGTTGTTCTAGACGAGATAGCAGGCTTTGCGGTAGAAAATACAACTGGACACGATCAGGCTAAAACAGCAGATGCAATATATGAAATGTATAGAGGATCAGTTGACTCTCGTTTTCCAGATTATGGAAAAGTAATTCTTTTGTCTTTTCCAAGATTTAAGGGTGATCCAATTCAAAAGTTCTACGATCAAGCAATTGCTGAAAAAACTGTAACAATAAGAAAACATAAGTTTAAAATAGACCAAGACCTTCCAGATGGAATTACTGGCAATGAATTTGAAATAGAATGGGAAGAAGACAATATAATTTCTTATAGAGTGCCTAAAGTATATGCTTTAAAAAGACCAACTTGGGAAATTAATCCAACAAGATCTTTAGAAGATTTTAAAATTCCTTTTTACAAAAATGCTTTAGACGCACTAGGGAGATTTGCATGTATGCCGCCAGAAATGGTTGATGCATTTTTTAAGTCTAGAGAAAAAGTAGAAAAAGCTTTCAACAAGGCACACCTTGCTGTGGATGGATTTGGAAGGATCGAAGAGTGGTTTATACCAGATCCAGACAAAGATTATTTCATACACGTAGACCTTGCACAAAAACATGACCATTGCGCTGTTGCAATGTCTCATGTTAATAAATGGGTTAACGTAAAGGTTACAGATAATTATTCTCAGCCAGCACCAGTAATTGAAGTTGATGCAATTAGATATTGGACGCCTACACCAGATAAGTCTGTAGATTTTACTGAGGTAAAAGATTTTATATTGGCTTTAAAAACTCGTGGATTTAAAATTCGTGTGTGCACATTTGATAGATGGAACTCTCATGACATGATGCAACAGTTAAAAACTTATGGCATCAATACAGAAATATTATCTGTTGCCAAAAAACATTATGACGATATGGCTATGGTAGTTTTAGAAGAAAGATTAAATGGTCCGCACATCCCTTTACTCATTGATGAATTATTACAGTTAAAAATTATGAGAGATAAAGTTGACCATCCAAGAAAAGGTTCTAAGGACTTGGCGGATGCTGTATGTGGATCAATATTTAATTGTATAAGCATGAGCAGATTTGACACCAATCAAGAAGTAGAAATTCACACATACGAATCAATGAATTATAAAGCTGACTTTGGAGAAGAAAAAGAGGAATCTATTAATCTTATTAAGCCTCCAAAAGCAATGCCAAATGACTTACAAGACGCTATAGGAAGAATGATGGTTTTATGACAAATATATATCAAGAGAGAGCAAAAGAGTGTAAATGTTGTGGAAAACATGTGCCACTACCAACTGTTTTACGTGAATATAATGGAGTAATGATGTGCCCAACTACCTATGCAAACGTTTTGGAGTATACTAGGATATGGAAGCAAATAGGTTCTAGACCAGCTGGGAGTATTAGAAAACATTTTTCTGAATATGTCCAACAAGTTGTTGAAACAACTATTGACATATCTGATCAGACAAAGATATAATATTCCAACGTGGCAGTAGCTTAGTTGGTTAGAGCCCCGAACTCATAATTCGGTAGTCGTAGGTTCGAGTCCTACCTGCCGCACAAGGAGAAAGAAGTGGAAAACATGAATAACATGGAACACTATATTGAAATAGGCGCTATTGAAATAGAGGGCGTTGATGAAACTGGTGAATTAGTTCTTTCAATTAGTGAAAGGGCAAAAGATATTGCTCCAGAACTATGGGCTGCTCATGTTCAACATATTGACGAAACTCTTCTTGAGCTGTATAAGTCTGGTTACATGGATGTAGAATACGATGAAGATCTTGAACCAAACTTTAAATTAAGTGATGAAGGAATAAAAATTGCAAAAGAAATGGGGTTAATTCCTATGGATAAACAAAGGAATATCCCAAATAATTAGGAGGAATTATGCCTTGGAAAGTTGAAAAAGGTGCAGCAGGTTGTAATGGGTATGCAGTAGTAAAAGAAGATACTGGTGAGCTTGTTGGGTGTCATCCAACAAAAACAGCAGCAACAGCACATCTAAAAGCTTTATATGCAAATGAGGTAGAAAAGGCAAACCCTTGTTGGGACGGGTATGAAATGATTGGGTGGAAAACCCAAAATGGAAAAAGAGTTCCAAACTGTGTAAAAACAAAAAAAGTTTTTTCATAATTGATTTAGTAATATAATTATCCTGTAGGCGCTAACCCCCCTACGCATTCGGGCTCGCTACCTTGGGATGATTATGGTTACGTAAAGGCTAACTTCGGTTAGCCTTTACTTATGCCCTTGTAGCTCAGTGGATAGAGCGAGACTCTTCTAAGGTCTGCGTCGGAGGTTCGATTCCTTTCAGGGGCGCTTTTTGGTATAATAGCTTTGGATCGCCATTAGGGGTCCATTAATTAACTTATTCGCTTAAAAGGAGGAATAAAATGGTAACACAATTCGCAATGGATTTTTTTAATGATCCATTTTTTATCGGGTTCAATCGTGATTTTGACAAATTGTCAAGAATTCACACCCATGCAGCAGGAACAAATTATCCACCATACAATGTAATCACAACAGACAATGAAGATAAATTCTTTATTGAAATTGCGGTTGCTGGATTTTCAAGAGAAGACCTTGATGTATCTGTAAAAGAACAGGTATTGACCGTAAAGGGAGAAATCAAGGATTCTAAAGAAGAGACAAAGTATGCTCACCGTGGAATTGCAGCACGTAAGTTTGTTCGTGAATTTGCCCTAGGTGAATTTATTGAAGTAACTGGTGCTACAGCGGAAAACGGAATGCTAAAAATTTCGTTGGAACGTATTGTTCCTGAAGACAAAAAGCCAAAATCAATTAGAATCAAGTAATAGGTCTAGACAGACCTATTTGTTTGAGGTATAATTATATTGTGTACCGCCTAAGTTGCGGACATAAGGGCCCTGGGCATGGCCAAGTAAACTGCCCATTTTATAATGGAGAGCCATGGAGATTATTGATTTAGAGCAACCAAATGTATTAATCATTAAAAATTTCTTTTCTAAAGAAGAAGTTGAAAAAGTTTTAATTCCAATGAAAGAAACTTCTGAAGAAATTTGGAATCTTCAGGGTGAAGCCAAAAAAGAAGATTCTACTAGAATTAAAAGAATGTCAGAAAGACTTATTGAATCTGATAACATGAATTGGTATGGAATGACTATGGATATTACAAGTCGTGTTGATGCCTATAGAATGTATTCACATCTCCCACATGCTTTTTTAATAGAAAAAGAGCAACAAATAAAAAAAATAATAACAAATAAATTTAAACAAAATGTTGTTTTACAGCTCTCTGGTCTTCATAGGTGGAGGCCAGGAAGAGAGCAAAAGCCTCATATAGATTATTATGATTCTAGTGAACAGCATGATTTTGATATGTTAGAAAAATATAATCTGACAAAAGATCGTTTAGAAGAATTTGAGCATTCTTTTAATGACAAACATTATTCTTCATTAGTTTATTTTAATGAAGATTATATGGGTGGAGAACTATATATGCCTCAATGGGATTGGGAAATAAAACCTGAGACAGGTATGTTAATTGCTTTTGAGGGAAATCAAAATCATTTACACGGAGTAAAGATGATGGAAGAAGGAATAAGATATACTTGGTCTATTTTTTGGACAAGATTTGAGTGGGCTATGAAAAACAAAATTAAAGATAGTAAAGTGAGCATGTAATCTTATGCCTATTTATGAATACAAATGTATTATTTGTGAACATATCAAAGAAATAAACAAATCAATTGATGAAGCAACAATGACAGAGATTTGTGAAAAATGTGGTGCCGCAATGGTTAAGCAATATGGATCTTTTGGTATTCAGTTCAAAGGTTCTGGTTTCTATAAAACAGATAACGCTAAGTAGTCCAATGATATAATTAATTAAGCAAACATAGTTTGCTTAGGAGATTATAGTTGACTAGAACTAAGTTATGGAGATTATCTTTAGCCGCCATTTTAGGATTTGGTTGGCTATTTCTCACACCCGCTTCTTATAGCGACGATCCACTTGGAACTGCCGCTCAGCAGATAGATCAACTTGAGGTGGATGTTCAAAAACTCAATGATAAGGTTTCAACACAGGCTAAGATAGATATAGCCAATTCAAAATATGATTCCGCCGTTGCTGCAAAGTCTGACATGGATTCTAAACAGGCAATTAAAGCAACGAAACAAACTGAATATGATAACGCAGTTTCTGCATTAGCAACAGCATTATCAGAAAAAAATGCAGCACAATCGGCAGTAGATGGACAAACTGTTGTAGTTGCTACAGCAAATACTAATAAGCAAAATAAAAAAGATACCTTAGATGCTGCTAACATAAATTTACAAACTCAAGCATCTGGCAATAGCTCACAAACAAATACGCTAGATGCTTATTTATACGACTGTTACACTTGGTATAACAAATATAATTCTGCACCAGATCTTGAATGTCCAGATGGAAGAGGTGGCGGAAATGCTATAGCAATGGGTCCTTGGTCAGGTATTAATTTTAATTTTGGTAGTGGTGGTCCAGCAGGGTTGTACGATGACTATCAAATTAAATGGGTAGGATATATTAAAACTACACAGCATTGGACTCCACAATTTAGATTATGTTCTGATGATGGAATGATATTAAAAATTAGTGGACTTACTGTTGTTAATAATTGGTATGATCGTGGTGGTCAATGTGGAGCGTCAAACGGATACTATATGGCATCAAATGGGTGGGAGCCTATAGAAGTATGGTGGTATGAAAATGGTGGAGGAGCCAATGGAAGCCTACAATGGAATATAGGTAATGGATGGACAGTTATTCCTGCTAATGTATTTTCAATTACATTACCACAAAATAGTCCAGAATATGAAGCAGCGTTAGCTGCACAAATTACTGCACAACAAGAGTATGCCGCTGCTCTTGCTACATATAATACTGAAAATGATAAATTAACTCAATATAATCAAACTCTTTCTAGTAAAACAACTGCATATAATACTGCTGTTACAGATAAAAATACTGCACAGACTTCTTTGGCTACTGCTACAACAAATTATAATAATTCAGTAACTACATATAATACGTCAATTACTGAATTAAATACTGCAATTACTGATGCACAAAATGAATATAATAGTCAATGGAATTTAGAAGAGCAGCAGAGAATTCAAGCAGCTATTGAACAGGCTTTAGCAAATCAACCACAGCCTACTCCAGAGCCAACTACTGAATCTACTCCAGAGCCATCGCCTGAGCAAACAACACCAGTCGATCCCACTCCAACTCCAGATTCTGAAACCACAGATGAACCGAAGCCAGATATAACTGCTGATCCTGAGCCCACTGTTGAGCCTTCACCAGAACCTTCACCTCTGCCATCGGATATAAATCCAGATCCAACTCCTGAACCAGAGCCAACTCCTGCTGAACCTTCTTCAAAACCATCTGCTAATACTATCACAGAAGAGACAGCAAATCTAATTGCAGATTTAACAAGTAAAGATACATTAACTAAATTAACTCCAGAACAAAAGCAGGCGGTAGCACAGGGTCTTGGAATTAAAACAGAAGAATTAGCAAAGGTAGCAGCATTGGCAGCTACTGATAAAAATTTAGCAACAGCCTTACAAGAATTTGGCGATAGAATTAAAGAAAATACTAATGCTCCTATGCCATATACATTAGCAGATGCAACAACAGAGGTTGCCACAGAAGCATTTTTATCAGACCCAATTGGAGCCATTACAGATATTGATTTTAAAAAATTACTTAGCCCATCAGAATGGGGTAAGGATATGACAGATGACCAAAGAGAAAAAGCGCAGGAAGTAATTGTTCCTGTAGTTATTGCAGCAAATATTGTGGCAGCAGCCATGACAAGGAGGATATAATGAAAATAATTAAAGGTTTCTTTAATTGGATATGGGAAGCGATCAAGGAAAGTATAGCCCAGCTATGGACCCTCCTCGGATTTTTCATAGCCTGGTTGACCCTTACAGGGACAGCACAGGATGTAGTGGGCCTAGCAACAGTGATAGTTACTGTAATTTGGCTAATAACCATCCCTTTAAGAAAAAATGAGGAATAAGGTATAATAGTGGTATGAAAAGAATAATTGCTATTGCTTTATCAGGTCTATTAATGCTATCATTAAGTAGCTGTGGCTTTCAGGGTTCATACAGATACCCATGCCAAGACCCTGCGAATTGGGAGAAGGCGGAATGCAATCCTCCAATTTGTGAAGCAACAGGAACATGCACTAAAGATATAATTGGTAAAGCATCAACTACTACTACTGAAACAGGTACAACAAATGGCTAGAGAAAGATTAAGTCCACAGGATTTGGACGCTAGATTAAAATTTATTTTAGGAATTACATTAGGGTCTATTCTATTCCTTACAGCAGTAGGAATTTTATACGGACTTTTGTTTGTAACGCAACCAATCGGAGCACAGTCAGAAAATGATAAAATGTTTTTTAATGTGCTTGGATCTGTAGCAACTTTTATTACAGGAACGTTGGCTGGCCTACTAATTGGTCAATCAGGTGCTAAAGATATTATGAAAGCACAACTTGATAATAAAGAAATGGATGCTAAAAATACCCAAGCAGATAAAAAGCTTGAATCAGAATTATCAATTAATGAATTAAAGGCTGATGTAGAAGCAGACGCAGTTCGTGCTCGTCTTGCAGCAAAACCTGATGGTGCAATGCCAGCAGAGCAACCAGTTGATACAGAATGGGATAAATAATTATGACAGATTTTCCAGTCCCAGCAGAAACATCTAAAGCGCCAGCAGGTACTGCTGCACGTTTAATCCAAGTTGCTAAATCCCAGGTAGGTTATATCGAGGGACCAAAAGACAACGAGACAAAATATGGAGCGTACACCAAGGCAAATTTCCAACCTTGGTGTGGAAGTTTTGTAATGTGGTGTGCAAACGAAGCAGGCGTCAAAGTTCCAAATACAGTTTATACTCCAGGTGGTGCAGCGGCATTTAAAAAAGCTGGATCTTGGATTGACGGAGACATTGCTGATCCTGAGCCAGGAGATATTGCCTATTTTGATTTTCCCTCAGATGGCGTTGATCGTATATCTCATGTCGGAATTGTTATTGAAGATAATGAAGACGGGACCGTTTGGTGTGTTGAAGGAAATACTACTGGAGACGGTAAAAAAGGAAGTCAAAGGAATGGCGGAGAAGCCTGCAAAAAATTACGTGCATATAAGAAAAATAAGAAAAATGTACAAGTTTCAATTGTAGGTTTTGGAAGGCCAAAATTTAAATCTGGATTATCAACAACTAATGCATCTGGGGCAAAATGCCCTACTTGTGGAAAGTAATATAAAAATAGTATTGACAATGCCCTGTGGGAATATGTATAATGTATACCACAGGGTTTCCCCTTTGATCCATAGCTCAGTCGGCAGAGCGGGAAGCTGTTAACTTCTAGGTCCCTGGTTCGAGTCCAGGTGGATCAGCGAGAGAAAGAAAAAAATGATTGCTCAAGAAAACAAAGTAAACAAGTTAATTAAAAACTTTAAAACAGATTACCAAGAAGCATTTTGGGACGGGTATACACTTGTAGTGTGGAAACGTGATCCTTCTGGCTTTTCAAATAAACGTGGAATGTTTAGAAATGAAACTTGGGGCTTAACAACTAGATTTAATATGACAGACGGCGGAGTTTGGGATTTGCCTGAGCGTTATGTCAAATATATTAAATGATCTAGGCGTAGACTCAGATGATTTTGAATGGTGGCATCTAGCGGCTTGTAATGGAATGGAAACAAATTTATTTTATGATAAATATGAGTCTGATTTCAATATAGCCAAAAATATAGATGAGATGTGTTTGAGTTGTCCAGTTATACAAGAATGTCTGATTGCTGGATATCAAAACAATGAATATGGTGTATGGGGTGGAATATACTTAAATTCTGGTTCAACAGATAAAGCACGTAATGTGCACAAAAAACCAGAAATATGGAAAAGATTAAAAGATAAACATGGACATTAATCAATGGACAGGTGAACTCAATAAGCCAGTTTTTTATACAAAAGAAATGGCTAAAAGAGTTAGAGAAATCAAACAACCAGTTTATGGATTGCAGATGGACATAGTGAAGTTCCCAGAGTTTTTAGCTATAAGATTATATGAAAATAATTTTATGCAATACGGAGACGCAGAGAGAATTAGAATTATTGACTATATAGAAATGGTCAAAAAAGTTTTAGAATCTTATGGAGTTCGTGTTGAACTGGAGGGAGCTAAGGGTGAAAGAATACTATGACAAGATACTTATAGTATGGTTGCATGAAGAGCAGGTATACGGAGATATAGAATCTCTTGGAACCTATGCTTCAAAAGTCAGGTGGTCAAAAAATGGAGTCGATCACGAAGAATTAATGGAAAATTCAGATTTCACAATAATGGATGAGTTTGTCATCTCACACGTAGAGGAAGAATAATGGAAAAAATATTATGCTATTCTTGCAGTAAAAGTAAGAATAAATTAAATACTAGACGTTCTGGTTTACTAACAATTAATTTGTTGATGTGCGAAACCTGTATTGTCTCAAAATATGAACCTAGATGGGTAATTATTTTGGCTGGAAGACAATTTGGGCCAGATCATGTAAAAGATTATATAATTAAAAAAAGATATATTGGTCAACCAATTTTAGCAGATGAGCTATTAGTTTAATAAACATTTTTGGTATAATTGTTATATTATGATTCATATGACAATGACAGAAATGCTACTAATGCTGGCTATGGCGGTATTTGGTGGTTCCGCAGCAAGACTTATAGAAGTTTGGGGCAAAAGACAAAATAAAAAAAATTTTGATCTTGAAATTGAGCATGAGCGTACCAATTTAAGGCTAGAACTTGAAAAAGTAAAAAATGCTTTATTAGTTTCTGAAAATGAATTATTAGTCTGGCAAGCAAAATATTATGAAACGCTAGAAAAGCTTGCCAAAGTAAATTATGAATTATCCCAAATTATGCATAAACTTGATATAAAATAGGGCTGGACAGTAAATTTTAATTATTATACAATAGGTATATGATATCTGAAAAAAGATTAAAGATGTACGCTTTTGGGTTTACTATATTGGTAAATCTTGGAATTGTTTGGTTTATGTATGAAAGATGGAAGTCTGGTCAAGATCTACTAGTACCAATAATTTTATTTCTAGTTTTAAAAATTAGAATTAACCAATATCTTCAAGAACAAAAAGTTCAGAACCTGATTGAACTACTAAATAAAACAAGCAACCTAAGAATCAGAAAGAATAGTTAATTAATGACTTGTGTTGTTGGTCTCATAAAGAGTGGCAAAGTGTTCCTGGGTTCAGACTCTGCAGCAGTTGATGAAAAGGGCGGACATATATTTGCCCAAAAAAACCCTAAAGTTTTTACTGTTGGGCAGTATGGTATAGCGTTTATAGATAGTTTTAGAATGGGCCAAATTCTTCAATATGATTGGTCTCCTCCTAGATTTACTGGAAATGCAAAAGCTTTAGACAAATTTATGAGAACAAAGTTTATTGAATCTGTTAAAGATGCATTCAAAGCAGGTGGCTTTGGTAGCATCGGAGCAAACAATGGTGAGGAAGACACTGGCGGTATATTTTTGGTAGCAGTTAGAGGAACAGGTAGATTGTTTTACATTGATGAAGATTATCAAGTTGGAGAAAACATTATTCCATACTATGCCGAAGGCGCTGGCCAGGACTATGCTTTAGGGTCTTTATTTACTTCACAGAATATGCGTGATCCGTATAAAAGAATGGAGTTGGCTTTAAATGCAGCATCCCAATTCTCCACAGCAGTCTGTCCACCATATCATTTTATTGAACTATAACTATTGACAAGATCTATAAAATTTACTAGAATAGTACACATGAAAACTAAAATAGCTTTATCTTTAATTATCATATTGACAACTATAGCAGGATGTTCTGCTCTAAAAGCTCAGGCTACTGAGCCTATTAAGCCTTCCGTTGTGATTCTAGATACTTCTGTTAACTCGTCCTTGCCAATTTTTAAGGAAAGAATTATACAAGAGGTATGTACTTTAGAATGGCCAGTATGCTCAAATCAAACAGGATTCCAGGAAGGACCTGGATCAGCATCTAGCCTATCTTTGGACATTATGAAAACTAACTCTTTTAAACATGGAACCATTATGGCTTCTATTTCAGCACAAACAAACGCCTATGTTAATATTGTTTTTGTAAGAATTGTAGGATATAAAGATGGTTATAGATATAACCCAACTGCAAAATCTGTAATGCAAGCATTGGATTGGGTAATTGCAAATCAATCTAAATACAATATTGTTGCTGTTGCAATGAGTCAAAGCACTCATGATAAATTAACTTTGGCAAAGCTTTGCCCAACAAATGAATTGTCTCCATATGTAGATAATTTAATTTCAAAAAATATTGCTTTGTTTTTGCCAGCAGGAAATGATGCAGATTTAAAAAATGTAGATTATCCCTCATGTATTCCTAATGCTATTACAGTAGGTGCTTTAGACAAAAAGGGTAACATTGCCACTTATAGCAATGGAAATCCATCTAACGTAGATTTTTATGCTTTAGGACACATAACAACCGCTATTAACCCTACAGGTCAGGTAGAGGCTGTTGTAGGAACCTCAGCATCTACACAGATTGCTGCAATGCAGTGGGCCACCGTTAAAATGATGAAGCCTGCGTTAACATATAGTGAATTGTTAAATTTGTTAAATACTACCTCAAATACTGTAATTAATGGTACAATTAAGGGTGGAAAATCAATTAACATAGAAAAGGCGATAAAGTAATGGAAAAAGATCCAGCAATAGAAAAGCAACAGTCAATGCTTGAGGGTATTGTAGCCGATATTGTAGGAGAAGTATTTAGAAAGTGGTTTGACCAGTTGCCAGATGAACAAAAAAATAATGAAGAATCTGTGGCAACTTTAGGTAAAAACGCTTCAGACGTTACCTATTTTATTGTTCAGCGCTTTATGGAAAAGTTTAATGAGGCAGCAGAACAGATAAAGAAAGAAGAAGAGCAAATAAATAATAATGCCTAGAATTGCTCTTGTAAATTCTGCGATATATGATATCCTAGAGCCTGATAGTTCTTTTGAAACAGAACTTGTTGATATTCCTCAACAGATACTTGACAAGTATGATAAAGTTATGGAAGAATTTTGGGAAGTTCAAAACCAATTAGAACAGTACCAAAGGGCTCAGGAAACAGAATGATCATAACAGATGAAAACTTTGATTCTGTTATAGAATCAAATCAATTAGTATTAGTAGATTTTTGGGCGGAATGGTGCGGTCCATGCCGTAAAGTTTCGCCAATACTTGATGAAATATCTCAAGAAAAGAATCTACTTGTGGCTAAGCTTAATGTTGATGACAATATAGTTAAGCCAAAAGATTATGGAGTGGTTTCAATACCGACCATGATCTTGTTTAAAGATAGAACCCCAGTAATAAAAATTATCGGGGCAAAGCCAAAACATGTTTTGCTAAAAGAATTAGCAGAATATATATAGTCTCTACGCTCAAATTGAGGTAGATTAAGAAGGAGAAAAAAGAATGAAATCATTCAAGAAAATCGCTCTAGCCGTGGTTGCAGCCATGACAATGAGCACTCTTGTTGCAACATCTGCAAGTGCTGCACCTATGGTAGTAACTTCTGTCAAGAAGGCAGGAACAACCACTACACTGGGAACCGCAGCAACTACACCGATTACTTTGCCAGTACCAACAGATAACTCTGTTGATACAGCAGACACAGTCGAGTTTGTTGTAACAGTTGATACAGGAACAGTAGTTTCCGTAGTAGCAACAAATGCAGTAATTATTGATGCCGTAGCAACAACTGCTGCACCAAAGACAGCGACATCTGGCGCTGCTACATGGTCACAGAATGTTGGAACAGGTACAACAGCAACGTTTTATGTATATACTAAAACGACAGCAATTGGTTCAGTAGCCATTACAAATGGTGGAACTACAACAACATATTATGTACAAGGAATTGCAGGCGCTATTGATAAGCTTACACTCGCAGGTGTAGATGCAGCAGCAGCAGGCACATCCGTAACTGTTACAATTGGCGCAGTTGACGTATTCGGAAACAAGATTTCTGGAAAGTCGATTTCAGCAATTGCTAATGGTGCAACTTTAGATACAGCAACAGTAACAACTGGATCTGGTCTAACTAATTTTGGTGTAGCAGACGTTAAGTTTGTTGCTCCAGCAACTGGTCCTGTAACAGTAGTTGCATATGCTGCTTCAGCAGATATGGCAACAGCAGTTACTGGTTTCAGTACACCTAATTCTTCAGCAGTCAAGGTAATCTCTGTTCGTGATATCACAGCAGAACTTGCTGCAGTAACCGCACAACTTGCAGCAGAGAAGGCTGCTCGTGCAACAGATAAGGCAGCAGCAGATGCTGCCCTTGCAGCAGAGAAGGCTGCTTCTGCTAAGGCTCTTGCCGATGCAGCAGCAAAATCTGCAGCAGATCTTGCTAAGGTAAAGGCAGACAATGATGCCGCTGTTAAGGCTCTAAAGGATGCTTTCAATGCACTCGCTAAGAAGTGGAATGCAAAGAATCCAAAGGCCAAGGTAACTTTGGTCAAGTAATAGGTTTACCCTATTTACAATCAATTGGGGATATTGTATACTTGTTGTATGATATCCCCAATTTTAGTTAGAGAGAGAAAATGAAACCAAGTCAAAAAATTGTTATTGTAGGTGGAGGATCTGCTGGCTGGATGGCAGCCTCATCATTGGTAAGTCAATTAGAATCAGCAGACATTACATTAATTGAAAGCCCTTATGTACCATCAATTGGAGTAGGGGAAAGCACACTTGCTGGGCTACCAGCCTGGTTAAGAGCAATAGGCGTAGACCATAAAGACTTTATGGAGTTTACTGACGCATCATATAAATTTAGTATTAGGTTTGTTGATTTCCATAAGCTTGGCGACGGAGGATTTCATTACCCATTTGGACATCCAACACTAGAAAATTGCCAACTTCCAGGCGCAAACGATTGGCATGTAATGAAGTTACTTTTGCCAGAAACTACAACAACACAAAGTTATGTAGATTCATTATTTCCTCAATCGGTACTGTTTAACAACAGAAAGTTAAAAAATCCTAAAGACGGCGAACTTGGACCATTCAGATTAGACAGAGATTACGCATTGCATTTTGATGCAATTAAATTTGCTGAATGGCTTTCTGAAAGATTTGCAAAGCCGAGAGGCGTCAAGCACATAGAAGCAAATGTAAATGATATTATTACAAATGAAAATGGAATTGAAAAAATAATTCTTGAAGACGGTACAGAAGTATTTGCTGACATATTTGTTGACTGTACAGGATTTAAGAGCATGTTGCTTGGAAAAGCAATGAATGAGCCTTTTGTAAGTTGGAGCGATAGACTTCCTGTAAATCATGCTTGGGCAGTACAATTACCATATGAAAATCCAGATGAAGAAGTAGATCTTTACACAAATTGTACAGCATTGGGGCATGGATGGGTATGGAACGCCCCTTTATATTCTAGAATCGGAACTGGATACGTATATTCGGATAAGTTTACTACAAAAGAAGAAGCCCTAGAAGAATTTAAAGTATATTTAGCTAAAGATAAGGGGGCTCATCGTGTCCCAGCAGATTCAGCATTTAGACATATTGATTTTAAAACTGGCACATATGCTAGAACTTGGGTAAAAAATGTTGTTGGAATTGGACTTTCTGCAGCATTCTTAGAGCCACTAGAGTCTAATGGTTTATTCTTTATTCATGAATCCTCAATGATGCTTGCAAGATTGTTGTCTAGAGGATATGTTAATGCTATTGATCGTGATTTTTTTAATGGTATAACTAGAAAACACTTTGAATCATTTGCTACATTTTTAGAGTATCATTATTGTTTAAGTTCAAGAAGAGATACAAAATTCTGGGAATACATGACAACTATGGAAAGAGCTCCAGAACTTTGGAGTGCTCCACCAAATACTCCGTTCCTTGAAGAACTTATAGATAAAACTCAAGGTCAGTCTTGGAGGGCAGCAATAGATAGCGGATTCCACTGTATTGCTGTAGGCCATGAGTACTATCCAATATTTAAAGCATCAATTCCTTATTGGGAGCATGCTAATCATGGAGCAAATTATGAACAAATTGCTGGAAACTTCTATATTAGAACAGAAAAACTACAAAAAAAGTGGAATGATTTTATTAAAAATGCACCAACTCATTATCAATTCTTAAAGGAGAATTATCATAATGAAAAATAATAAACATATGCAGTGGTTAGAAGCTTTAAAAACTATGAGACATAGAAAATATTGGACTAAAGCAAATACGGTTGAGTTTTTTGCTTTTGTTACTAAAGGAACTATTATTATTCCTGGACTACTTTTTGATATGTCAATATGGTGGCTATATATATTTGCTTTAGTTTCAAGTCTTGGCCTTATTTGGTCGTCAACTGTAAAAACAATACCAACTTTAATTTGGTTTAACATACTTTGGTCAGGATTAGCAATAGCTTACATTGCTAAGCATTTTGGACTAATTTTGTAATGAATGATATGCGTGGAGTACCCACAGCCGCTTGCCCAAACTGTGGGTCTACCATGCTAAATATAAATGCTGTATTTGATCCAGAAACCTACTTAGTAGGATTTTATATGTTAGACTGTAAGTGTGCAGAATGCAATACTTTATTGACTGCACCTACACCAGTAGATTTGGAGGAAAGAAGATTAGATGCTTGAATTAAAATCTCAGATAGAGATCCAGTCCTTTAATTATGATGTTTGTAGAATTAAAGGATGTTGGGGTCATGCAGAAGTTTTATGGAGCGGAAAAGAAACTCCAATTATAGATGTTTGTGTAGAACATAGAAAAAGACTTATGGAAGGAGATATAAATGTCTGATACTAATAGAAAAACCTTGTTAAAAACAGCAAGTTGGGAAACATTTCACTTAGTTGGTGTTGCTGGAGTAATTTATTTATTTACTGGCGAATGGGAATATGCTAGTCTTGGAGCCTTGATATATATAGGTTGGGAAGCTCTTGGATATTATATTCATGAAAGAGTTTGGGCTAAATTTGGAAAGAAAATTAAATAGTGATTAAATCAAAAAAGCTTAAAGTCTCAACAGATTTTGATCATATTCCTAATTTAAAACCATCTAAAAATTACGTACCAGAATGGTACGCAAAGACACCCATGTTTATAGGTGGCAAAATGGAATTTACTAAATGGGGAATGAATCCAGGATTAAGAGCATGTGTTCCTTTTATGGATGCATTTTTAACTGGATATACAGTAGAGTTATGGACTGATTTAGTTGTTGAACAAACTCAATATGGATCGATGATTAGATGGCCAGGGCAAACAGCAGAGCAGGGTCCAGATTATTGGGAGCCATTGCAAGCAAGGGGTCCAGAAATTACACATCCAATGCCAGCACCAAATGGTTACGAAAATAAACATTATGCATGGCACAATCCACATTTAATTAAAGCTCCTCCTGGGTATAGCATTTTGATCACTCAACCGTTAAATCAATACGATTTGCCATTTTTTACAATGAGTGCTGTTGTAGATTGTGATGCTGATTTATTAGGTTCTGGAAGAATACCTTTCTACGTTAAAGAAGGATTTGAAGGACTTGTTCCTAAAGGCACTCCACTTTATCAGATTATTCCAATTAAAAGAGAGCGTTGGGAAACAGAAGATAGCCCAGAATTAAAAAAGGACAATAAGAGAAGGATATGGCAAGTAGGGTCTGTTTTGACTGGATGGTATAGAAATAACCTCTGGAACAAAAAAGAATACCACTAATGCTATAATTGTAGTAGACCAAAAGCATGCTGGTCTAATTAATAAAACCTATAGGAGAGAAAAATGACAGACGGTATTAACACCACAGGGTTTACAGACCCAAAGATTAACCCATCTTCGCCATGGGCAACAGAGTCTTATACAGAAGCACCTGCTTCGGCATTTCCAGCTAAGGATATGTCAACTCAAGGTAATGCAGGATTGAACCAAGAAGGTTCTTCTGCTGCAGGAGAATCTGCTGGCGATTATTCGGAGTCACTATAATGTGCGACATGTGCGGATGCTCAACTGTATCATCACCAACAGTTTCTGATCAATCAATCCAAAATGAATCTTCAATTTATCTTGGAGCAATAATGGGAATTGATTCAGAGAACGTATTGGGTGCTGTCGGAGACGCCGCCAACCGTGGATAACGGAACTGGCGTAACTCCGCCACCAAATAACGAATCTTCTGGAGCAACAACATCCAAAGACACTATTAATTTAAATGCTGATCAGGGTGGCAAGCGAAAGAAAAATTCGTTACATATTGGTTCAGTTTCAGATTCTATAAAGAATCCTAACTGATAGTATTAAAATGCGGCCCCATAGAGATATGGGGCTGTATTAATTTAGGGAGAAGAATGAAATCTTTTTATAAAGAAAACCCATTTGGAGAAGATCTATTTAGCAGAATACTTTCTGAGTGTAATGAAATAGATAAAAGCTTTAATATTGGTCAGTACTCTACTAGATTTGGAAGATATGATTCTGTTTTTGAATTTAGCAAAGATATCGAGTCCAAACTTATTGAGATTGCTAAAAAAGAATTTAATGAACCAGATCTTGAAATTACATATAACCAAGTAACAAGATATCAAATAGTTGATGGGAATGTACCACAATTATTTATGCACGTAGATACTCTTCCATCTACACATACAATAGATGTTTGTTTGGACACAACTGTTCCAGAATGGGGACTTGAGGTAAAAGATGGAGAAAATGTATTATTATTTAAAGATAAAAAAGGATCTGCAGTATTTTTAAAAGGCGATGAAGATGAGCATGGTAGACCACCGTATCCATCTCAAAGCCCATCAGATTACTGTAAGATGTTGTTTATAAATCTTGCTCCATCTACACATTGGTCAGCAATAGCACGTAAAAAACTAGGGCCAACAGCGATAAAACAACAATATTACCCTTTGAGTGTAACTCTTGACAGCCCTAAATAAATAATATAAAATACTATAGTTGCGGATGTTGCATATTGGTAGTGCCTCTGCCTTCCAAGCAGAAGGGGTGAGTTCGATTCTCATCATCCGCTCCAGGCCTTGTTAGCTCAGTGGCCAGAGCATCCGCCTTGTAAGCGGAGGGTCATCAGTTCGACTCTGATACGAGGCTCGACCAGATAGGAATATAATGAAAGATCTCAAAATAAATAAGACAAGAATAGTTCCACTTCGTTGGTTTGCGAATATGTGTGGTGATATTGCAGGTTGGGCAATTCTGCGTATTTCATATCAGGATGAATTAGAAGATTTTGGTTGGCGCTATAAATTTCATGCATTTGTCTGGAAGATTACATGGCCAGTGTATTATAAGTTTGGCACATTCTATGAATTTGATTTTGATATGAGTGGAGATGGATGGAATGACTATGACGAGGATGGTGTTCCATACTGGGAAAAGACAGGTTTTGTAGATCCAGAATACGAAAAGCCATGGGACTTTATTGATGGCGATGGAGATGCATTTAGAATTATACATAAATAATAGTATGTTGATCGAATCTGGTAAATAGTGAAGCGAAAAGTGCGGCGGCAGAGAAGAAAAAATGCTAAAATATAATGACTACGTCAGGAGAATTATGAGGAAAAAGATGATTGCATCGTTGTTGCTGATATCCAGCATAATTGCAGGAATCTTCTATTTGTTTAATAGTTTAAAAAATTTGGATGACGCATTTGCTGTAGATTTCAGCGATGACGATGAATCTGATCTATGAGCGGATACCCGCTACCTAAAGATCCAGTACAGGCTGCCTATTTAGATTATTTAAGAAAGAAAAATATAGAAAAATCTAAATATTGTCAATACTGTAAAAATGAAACGGTAGGGATAAATTCGGACGGGTACAGAATAATATTTGTTTGTAAGGAGCACATAAATGATATATCATAAGCATCTACTTGTAAATGCTAAGGTAAAAGAGCCAATGAATAATGAAATAATGGCTGAGAATTTTTTACGTATTTTAGTTGACCAGATTAATATGAAGATTATAAAAGGACCATTTGCATCTTATGTAAATGTTGAGGGCAATAGGGGTCTAACCGCAATTGTTATGATCGAAACTAGCCATATTGCATTTCATATTTGGGATGAACCAGATCCAGGATTACTTCAATTTGATCTATATACTTGCGGATCTTTAGACCTAAATATAGCCCTATCAACCCTAAAGAAGTTCTTTAATGTTGTAGAACTTGATTATGTAGTCTATGACAGAGAGAATGGATTTGTAGTTGAACAAGAAGGATATGAAAGAGATGGCATATTCTATGCCAATCATCCACAAGGAAAAGGTCCAGGATTAATGGATCCATCTGTTGGTGGATTTTTAGGCGGGAAGACCGATATAGACGGTACTTACCATGATTAAACGTATCTTCAAGTGTAAGGAATGTAAAACTATATTATCTATAGAGACAGAATTACCAGAAGATAAGATCCATAAACATCCACCATGCATATGTGGCAAAGCTAGGATGATATCCTTGAATTCGCCAGAATATGCATACAATCTCTGGGATTAGATCTCCTATTCCCCCTCCCATTTTCTCCTTTGTATAGGCCTTATAGAGCCTTTTAAAGTGGAGTATTGTGGAGTAAAGTGGAGAATATGACTACTGTATATATTTATAATACTATTGATTATTTAATTTAACATTATATGAGTATTTGAGCATATCATAAACTCCCCCGTAATGTCAACATGGGGCATTTGGGCCATATCATATTATATTGGGCATGTCAATACATTCCCGTGATATAAAAAATATGCCCGTAAATATGCATATTGGCCCGTATTTGTCAAGCATTTTCTGGTAAATTCTGACCAATTTATATATATTTATAATAGTTTTATTATACATTTTATATTATTCTGGTCAAAATTCCAGTGATTTTATTAGATTTATCGTAAATGGGGAAATTGGCCCGTATTTTTAAAATAAAAAACCCCCTGGATTTCTCCAGGGGGATCAATGATTAATTACTAATACATCTCTAATTCCAATTGGTCATTCTCTGCAAGTAATCTAAACCAATCTCTTGCTTTGATTAGACCATAACTTGTTTCCGCCGAATTGTCCCAATCTTGGTTATATCTCATATATTGATATGTGACAATTGCCTCAACGAGTTCCATTATTTTATCTTGTGTATAATGTGGAGAATGATTAATTAAATAATTAGCCACTAATGTAGCATTGAAGTTAACATCATTCATTGCTTGATACATGGCTTCCGCCAATTTTTGTTCAGGTATTCGTTTTGCCATTTATCTCCATTCTCTTTCGTGGGGGTAATTGTATCATTGGGTGGGGGAAGTTGGCAACGAAAGGGTAAGAACCAACCTCCCCCATGGATCCTACTTCTTACGGTTTGAAGTAGGCTTCTCAGCGGTGAACTGAATGCCCTTTTGAGTTGCCTCTGCTAGGGCCTGCTTTGCTGCGGATGAAAAACGTCCACGGGCACCAACGGTGATGCCTTGAGCTTTTAGATAGTCACGCTTTGTTGTCATTTACTTGTCCTTTCTAGACAGTTTTATTTTGGTATATTTTACCAGTTTTTGGCGAATTTGTAAATACCCTCGTAAGAAGCTCCGCCTGCCCTTACGAATCCTTATTTTGTTCCATTCCATCATTGATTAATTTAGTAATGATCGACCTAGCCATGTCTTCATGACCATTTTGAATCCAGGCACGAGCCAGCTCCAGTTTAAACTTAGTTAACTCATCTCTAGTCATCTAGCCACCCGTCATCATCCAGAGCAACAATGAAGTCATTCTCCCTCATCCAATCTCTGATTGTCTCCTCCATGATTTCGCCGCCTGTGTCCATGCTAAGACCAAGGCTGTCGGAATCTTCATAGAACTTATCGAAGATTTGTTTTAATGTAACACCTTCTGTGATTGCTTCATCATAGCCAGTATCAGTGTTGTCGTAGATATCTTTGATGATGTCAAAGCACCATGCCCAACATAACGACGGGAATAGGTCCAGATTGCTCAACTGCTCATTAATAGATAACAATTGATTAAATGCATCGTCCCTACGTGTTGCTTCTTGTAGATCTAAACTCATTTCTTGTCCCTTTCTGCGATTGCAAATGATAATGCATATGTAAGGCTATACACATGCGCTAGAGCGTCTACTTGGCCTTCCCAGTACTTCCGCTCCATAGATTCCATAGCGTCGTCATAGTCGTTTTCCTCTTCGGTCTCTTGGGCCATACGTAGTTCGTCTTCAGCGTCTACCATGAGCACCTTCAATGCACCGTGCAAGATGTCGAGCCCAGATGAACCGTGGTCCACTTGTCTCTGCAGGCTATCTGTTAGTTCCATTATTTCTCCTTTGTTTCTTCCATTATATCAAGAGCCACTGACAAAATGTGGTCACAAGCAGATACCTGGCCACTCGTCCAATTGTATTCAATATCTAATTCAGCAAAGTCTTTTGAGGCGGGGTCCAAAGCATCCATCTGATTAGATAATTGCTCTAAATCCTGGTTTAAAGACATTATATGTAGTTTGATATATTCAATTAGTTTATGAGACATGGCCTTCCTCCATTAATCCAATTAAAAAGTCGGCGGCTAACCAAACTTCTTCCTTATCCCTAGAATCAGGTAAAGATTCATGTACATTCAATAAACCCTCAACCATTTCTTCTACATCTTTTAATTTATAACCCAACATTAAAATACTCCTCATCTTCAGGTGTTAATTCATAGAATAGATTAAACTTAGATTGTAAATATGGGTCTGATGACATTAAAGCAATTTGATAATCTGCATAAAATGTCCCTTCATCTAAATTAGAACTATTCCATTGTTCAAATAGATGTTCAGATATTTCAGTAATGACAGCGTCAATTACCATTTGATTCTCATCATCTAAAAATGACCCACGGTCATTTAGTTCCAGCCTATCAGCCATTTACTTGCTCCATTCTATAATCAGGGACATGCTCGGAATCCAAGTATATCTTATGGGTCTGACATTCTTTGACACAATCAAGGTCTGCCTCGCCTAAATAATTACAAGCAGAGCAAATTTGACCACAATCATTATCGCAATAATCTAATGTATCTTCTGCATCACAATCTCTACATTTAGATTCATATTCAGAACCTTCTAATTGTTCACCACGAAGGAACTCGCATTCGCCACCCCAACCTGTCTCTTCTTCATAACTAAGAGTAAATAGGAGTGCTGGATATTGTGCTGATAATTTAGCAATGGCAGGAAACGGTGGAGACCAAGCAGTATTGAAATTATAATAAACTACAAGGTTCTCTCCATTTTCAGTAGGACCCTCCATATATGTTTCAGGATATTCATCATCTGAAGATACAGCGACATCCCATTTTGTGCCCCATTCACGAACATTGAATGAATACCAGTCATTTGTTTGGAATTTCATTTGCTCTTCAATAGGCAATTTATGGTCGGGTTGCTGAAGATACTCATACTCAGTAATACCTGCTTGTAAATGATTATAGATATTATGAAAAGCAAATACAGGATTAGGATATGTAGTTTGTTTCTTTTGCATTTGTCCAGTTTCCATGTTCCATGAATCATGGACCTGTGCAAATGGCTTATTCAATTGTGCTACTAATGTATTGACAAGTTGTGGATTTCCCTCTATGGTCAATCCGTTATATACCCAGTTCGGCATATATATTCCTTTCGTTCGGTTATTGGCATAATTATAATGCCTACCACCGACATTTGTCTATATGATGTGGATCACATAAAATGACTAATAGGTTTATTTATCTTATATATTGAGAATTTCAGTGAATATAGTTGACAAACGTAAAAAGATCAATCTATCCTCCGCTTTTACGGGCAGCTATAAAAAAAGCGGGGGCCCCAACAGTCTCTCCCTCTGTTGGGCCCCCTGTGTTTGGCTGCATCCACACTATGCATATTTAAAGACTGGGGCGAAAGGAACCCTGAAAGCCTCACCAAACGTTATTTATCATTATATCATACTGAGGCAGGTTCAAGAGGTGGTACAGTTATACCAGCATGATAAGCGATAAACTCTTCCCATGAATGTCCTTCAACGGTTTTGCCAACCATATCAACATCCACGGTAAAATCCCAAGCAGCAAAATTGCTAGGTTTAGATACTGCGCCAATGCCATAACCAGTTTCGTCCAGGACCTCATGCTGAATCATATGACTAATAATCATACGAATGCAATATGGTGTGTCATTCCACCTTGGACGAGCATGTGCTAATGCTGTAGCAAGTTTAACTTGCCATTCATCTTCTCCCCAATGTGAATATAACCAAACTGCAGGCTCATTTTCGCCTTCGTTAAAAATATAATTAATTCGTGCTCCCACTGATTTCCGCCTTTTCTCTAGTGTCCTCTTCGATTTTGTCCAATTCTACTACTTCATAGGACCATTTGTCAAGGCCCTCTTTGAACTCGTTGTAGTGGTGTCCACAGAAAAATAAATCTCCAGCTAAACCTTTAGCCTGATACATTGCTTTTGCTGTAACACATTTATCACAATTTAATCTTTCTGTCATAGTTTTCCGCCTTCTATCATGTCTGATAATCTATCTAAGATCCAAGAGTCGATATCGTTGATGTCAATCTCACGTAATTTCTCCATGATTTCATCACGGGCATATTTGTAACCATCATCCCAACCGCTCTTATAATCTGACATATTTATCTCCTTGTGTATCCAGTTTCTTCGTATTCTGATACATAAGTTTCTGTTAAATTAAACTTATCACGAATACGACTTACTTTCTCTATGCTACCAGTTCCAATGTTGAATGTCAATGGTGGCATGAAATGTGGGTCCAGTCCAATTACTTGTGCCTCCCAATAGGCCATCTCTAAAGACAGCCTATCAGGAGCGGTAAGTTCAAAGTACATTACCAGCGCACATCCGCATCTTCAACATCAAATGATTGAACAACAACATCTCCGTTGTATGCATCAAGAGTTAAAGTATCTTGTAAGAAGTAACGTGCATCAAAATCTTCTACGTCCTCCATTGGAATATCGTATTCAACCTCAAATGACATGCTTCCAGTAATACGAACTGTTTGCTTTGGTTCATGACCAAGAATTTCGCAAAGGTCTCTAAGGACATCTTCCTTTTCAACGTTTGGGTTGTACCAGCCATCAGTATCTAGATTATTAATAATACGACGTATTTGGTCGTTACTAATAGTTAGTTGTTTTTCAAGGCGGACCAAGGAATCTAATTTACCTTCTAGGTCCACAGTCTTGATACTTGGGTAAGTTATATCATAACCATTAATAGACTTATATGTTGTAAGTGCATTAGGGTTATAGGTCTCAGGGACCGTTGATGTTTCTTGCATTTCTTTCCTTTCGTTAATTGGTGTAATTGTAGCAGGCTCCACCGACAAAAGGTTGGGCCTACGTCCACATGGACATGTGACATTCATCACACTTCCAGATGGGAATCCGAATTTATCTGATGATGTTACTTCAATTAAAGTATCACATTCATCAGGATCGCATGCATATGTATTTTTAGTCCAGGTTTCTGACATTAGACATCCGCCATTTGCTTGTGGTATGCTTTGAGGTCCATAACATTAATGTTAAGTTCCTCTTCAGGGTACTCATTAATCAAGAAGTTTAATGCTTCTCCTGCTGACTTAAAGTCAGTATAATTAGTTGAATAACCATATCCATATATGGTTGCTTCCCAGCAGTCTACCCCTCCAGGAGAGACAGAATATTCCATTTCATATATCTGTGCGTTTATCATGGCCCAAATTATACACGAGACGACTGACATTTACAAGCATTTCCAGGGATTTTTTCTAGATTCCCGTATTATCTACATCACATCCGTAAAAGCTCTGGGCGATCCTTAGTATATTGCGGGCGTCTCATTATGTGAAACATTTTATCTTGCGATGCGTACGGGATTTGAACCCGTGATCTCCACAGTGACAGTGTGGTGAAATAACCAAGCTATTCTAACGCACCAAATAAAAACGGGGGAGATTTATCTCCCCCGCTAGTTTATCATTCTTAGAATGATTTTACTAACTTGAGAAGTTTATTTTTCTCAGCAGTAAGAATTGGGTCAAAGCCACTCGCACCCGCCATTAGCGTTTCAGAATTGCCACGACCAGAACGGAAATAATCAAGGCGTTCAGTAAGCGCATTGAAAGCACCCCATTTTGTTCCCTTGATATTAGCGTTAGTTGGTGAGTTATGATAAAGTTCATCAATCAAGATAACTTTATTTTCCCACTTTTTCAAAGCACCCTTAGCGTCTTTTTCAGGCTTAGGATAAATTGTGCGAATTAGTTTAGAGAATTCGGCATCAGTAATTTCCTGCTTGAAAAGTTCCTGCGCTTCTTTCTCGAATTCATCAAAGTATCCAAGAGCAAGACCCAAAGTTTCACGAGCAACTTGAATTCTGCCTTCGACAGATTGAGTATGGCGAATTTTGAATGATTGCTTAGCATTACGCATAGCAAGATTCAAAGTGTTTTGGCATACAACACGAACAGGTGTAATTGCTGCCTGAACAGCAACAGAACCATCATGTGAAGTCCATACGATTAGATAAAGTTTTGTTTGGTCATTAGCACCTTGTGGGTCTAACACCATAGTTCTAGGAACATCAACAGTTCCGAAAACTACTTTACCATTTTTGAGAGAACCAGCAGATTCCCAGCGACACTCAGGGTTAGCATCATGAATGTTATCTGCGAAAGCAAATAATTCTTCATTCTGAACAGGCTTGTATCGCTTACCAACAGTAGCGAGAACATCAGTTCCACCATTGAATGGATTTGTGCGAATAACTAACTGAGCGTTAGATACATCATTCCAAGATTCTGAAATGTGGTCGGTCAATGGAGATAAGCGAACATTCCAATTAGAAAGTTTTGCTTCATCGAGCATTGTTTGAGTAGTTACATTTTCATCTTGATTGAAAATGCGATTAGCGAGATTGTGCCATGCGGGTTTTCCACGCAAAGCAAAGGCAACTTCGTTGCCATTTGTTTCTAGGTTATGAGCCATAGATTTTTCCTTTCATTAGTTAGATTGAGCCTAAGTATAACAGACCCCACCGACATTGTAAATAGTTAGATAGACATTGTGGGCAAATCGGACATGTGATCAATATCATAAATTCCTGTGGTTATCCACAGTTTGCCGTAACGCTGTGGATAACCCCGCAAGTTGTTGCGGGCCACAAGATCGGGGAAGCTGGGGCGGGAATCTAGATGATTACACAGTTCAAACCCGCCCCAAGATTATTACTTACCGACTTTTACCATAGCATAACGCAAACCGCTGCCAGTATCTAATCTTAATTTAGTTAGATTAGGTCTGATAGAAATTATTTCGCTAATAGTGCCAGTAATTCCTGATTTACCAGTTGTAAAAACATCGCCTTTGCGATAGAAGCGACCTTTCTTGGTATCTAGAATTGGTGACATTTTATTTCCTTTCGTTTGTTGGTTGGTGAGTAGTTTATAGTCATACTCAGGACTTTGTTCGTTATTTATAGATAACGAGCAATAGCGTTGTAAGTAGAAGTAGAAACTACTTCCTCATCGGTCATCTTGAGAATACGAATAGCGTTCTCAATCTCCTCTACCATTTCGTTATACTGCCAATCGTGGAAAGTCTGAAAGTCTTTCTTTGGTTCAGCAGGTAGTTCAATAGCATTAGCAGGAAGGTAGAAATCTACATTTATCCTTCCGTCATAACGCTTGTTAGCAGACAAGTTTTCTGCCTTAGAGATAGCAGTTAGAGCAAGTTTAGCGACTTCCTTGTTCCACTTCTCTTGGGCTTTCTCAAACTTAGCCTCGTTAGTTGCTTGGTTCTCTCTATCCTTTTGGAGTTGAGCGAGTTTTGTTTCTAAGGCTTTGATAACCTTAGTTGTAGCGATTTTTACATTTATCGCTTTTCCGTTTCTTGCCATTTATTTATTTTCCTTTCGTTGTTTGTTTGGGAGTTTATTATAGCAGGGACTACCGACATTTTCGGTAATCCCTGCTTGTCTATTTAGTTAGATAGACTTTCCGCTGAGATGGTTGTCCAGCGAGTTTCTTTTGTTGGTAGTTCCAACAAAACACGCACCGAGCCAGATGCGTTAGGCACAATCTCTTTGATTACGCCTGTTTTCTTTGACTTTAGGGTGGTGAATAAATCGCCAACCTTGTAAGTATAACCATTTATGGTCATTTTGCTTCCTTTCTGTTAGTAGTTGGGTTGTATTTTAGCATACCCCACCGACAATCGGCAAGGTATAGCGGTGTGAGATTAGTCACACCAAGCCTCTAGGTGGTGCTGTTCGATAATAGCCCATGCGGGTGCGGTATCTCTGCCTTTATAGGATACGCCTTCGGGCATTGGTATCTCACGATCAGTTTCGCCCTCATCATAAGCAAAAATAGCCTCAATACAAGGTTCTACCATGCTAGTAGGAACGGGCGGGTAATGATTAGCAGTTAGATGAATTGAGATAGCAGTAGATAAATCTAATCCTAAATCATAGTCAGCTAAATCGTGTGCGAAATTACTTCCCATTATTTTCCTCCAATACTGAGTTTTTCATTTGTTCCATTTCGTCAATAGTTTCGATTAGTTCCCTGAATTGTGTTTCAGTTAGTAATACTTTAGTAATTTTATCAGTTGTAGCAGAAGCAATAGCAGTAGCATACATAAACATAGCCCTAGCGAATTGTTCTTGGTCTAAGTCATGGCGAGAATGGACAATAAAAGAAGCGAGTTCCATTTGTTCATCGCCAATAATTCCCTCTTGAGTAGCCTCAAGTAGAGCAGAAGCAGTAGATAACATTTATTTCCTTTCGTTGTGGTAGTGGGCTAGATTATACACTAGCCCACCGACATTATTAGGCTAGGGCTAAGATAGCCTGAGAAGCACCGTCATTTACACGGGCGAGTTCTGCCTCTAACTCATTACGAGTAAATTTGGCAGGATTACCGATAAGTTCTGATACCATGCGAGAATTTTCCTCAACAAAGATACCTGCGGGCAGGCGCTTTACTGCTGAATAGAAAGAGCCTTGTGGGTCAAGCATAGAAACAAATTCTACGCCTGCAACGGAGAATGGGTACTTTACCCAGTTAGTTGTATCTAAAGACATTTATTTTCCTTTCGTTTGTCGTTAGACTAGGAATTATACACGAAGCCTGCGACATTTTACATTTGAGTATCGGCGTGTCGGGCATTTGTGAGATTTCTCACAAAATCCCGTGATTATCCACAGGCCCACTTAAACATGTGGAAAACCCCGCACATACTGCGGGCCTTTTATATTTTAAAAAATAAATATAAAAATAAAAGTAACGGAGAAATTAAAAAACCGATAAAGATCAACGTTGTCAGAGCTGCAAAAAATTCTATCATTTTTTACTCGCAGAAAATCTAACATCCGCTTTACCGTACACACATAAGCCGCATGATACGCATGCGCTGCCATTGGTGGAGATAAGTGGAATTTGTTTATTATTTTCAGGACATTTTGCACCAGGCTTACCAATTAATTCTTTCATAGTATTTTCGGTGACTGCAAAAGTTTTACCTAGATACGCTAATTTAATTCCAGAATTATTTTTGCGTAAGTCATGAGCAATTTCTTTATTCTCATCATCGGTAGAAAAATAAAGAGAGAGGTTAGAAATATCCTTAAGGATAAGCGCTGCAGACTTTACACGAGTATATACCCAAAATTGCACATCGGGATTATTTTGGATAACCGCTTTCCACGCATATGCATAGGTATCATTAAAGAAATCGCCATCCCAGTGTATACGGAATAACTTTTCTGCATTACGCTTTTCACAATCTGCAACAAAATCAGCAATCATATCGCTAAGCAATAGAGACATGGTATCCATATCTGCATTGCGTAGCAATTCCCAGTTATGCAGAAGAGTATTCTTTACTCCTTTGTATACTCTTTCAAGTTTTCCTGCATAGCAAACGCTTTCACAAACACTAGTGGCACCAGGACACGAGAAATCTTTTCCAGCAGGTAATCCAAAAGTGTTAGCGATTGTTGGGGTTTTTCCATTTTTTGAGACAGCATTAGCGACCTTCCTATCATTAGACCTTTTTAGTTTCATTATACACCTTTCGTTATGGGCCCTATTGTAGCAGGGCCCACCGACATTTTACCAAGAGGACTGATAGTAGTAGGATAAATCCTTATACTCATCATTTTCTACTAGTGGGGCTATCTGCTTGATAGTGTCCTTGATATCAGACCAATAGTATTCATCGATATCATATGAGCCGAAAAAGAAACCAGCAGACGGCATTAGTTCGCTAGGGTCTTTCTTGAATAAGGCTTGACGGCAGGTAGTAAGTAATTCTTTTAGTTTATCACGAGATACATAGTATTCACCGCAATTATCTTCACCGCCTTGTACATTATCGACAAACCATTTGTGTATCTGATTAGCCTTACGCCAATACGCCACATTTACGCTAACATCTACGCCATAGATACTTTCAGTATCTACAAGAGTATCAACACCAGCAGCATTTACTACATCATTCCATTGTGGATAAGTTGCAGCAGAGTATTTAGTGTCTAAATCTCTATCTAATTTAGACCAGTCAATTTTAGCAATATGCTTACGAGCAGAGAGGTACATATCTAAACCCATTATTTTATTCCTTTCGTTAGGTTAGGCTGCTATTATAGCGGAAGCCACCGACAAATTCCACGACACGCCGAAAAAATTCCTGTGAAAAAAATCACATCTACTTAACGACACGCCCGACCCCGCAAGATCTGCGGGCTTGTTGAAATTTCAACTAATCCCAATTAGTTTTCAAACCAGCTGCGGTTTTTTTATGTTTTGTTTTTCTTGAATAAATTTTTTTAGATTTTATTGGCGTTGCGGCATTTGACCTCCGCAATTCCAAAATTCTTTTTATTCTTTCTTTATTTGGTAATTTCATTTTGTTCCTAACTTTGGTAATTTGTAATTTGAAGCGTCATAGAATTTATTTGCGTCAAATCTTGGATTATCTTTCGCAAACATTTCCGCAAAATCTATAACCATTTTTGAAAAAACGGCTGGGTGAGTTTTATCGCTAACATAGTTTAGAATTTTAGCGGTTTCAACATAGTGTTTTTTAGATGTCATTTTTCCACGACCCTTCTGCCTTCACGATAAAAGATTTTGGTATAGCATTTTCCGCTAGGTGTGTAGAGATTTACAGTTGAGTAATCCATAGCAAATCCCCAATCCACATAACTAGCAAAACTCTTGTGAGCCTCTAGTTCATCAGCGATTTGTTGTGTGAAGTGTGGAGAATTTTCATCATAAGCAACAGTTATTTTATACATTAGTTAGCCTCCTGAGTAGCAAAAATTGAAAGTTCATTTTCGGAAAGCAATCCGTTATCCCAAATCACATCTCCGTCATTATCTAAAATAAGTTCATAGGGATTACACTCGCAAGTTTCATAGTCAAAATAATCCTCGCCATTTCCCCAATAAATAGCACCCATACCACGACAGGCATCACAATTTTTTATTGCTCTTAGAGCAGTTTCAAGTTTATCCATTTTCTTTTTCCTTTCTTTCTTGAATTGTAGCAGTTAGCACCGACAACGCTTCCGCCTTAGAGGCTTCACGCTGGGCGTTGATAAAGTTTCTGAATTCGATCAAATCCATTTTAGTTTTCCTTTCGTTTATTGGTTAGATTATAGCGGAAGCCACCGACATTTAGTCGGGAAGCCTAACCGCAACAGTAGCCCACTCATCTTTGAGCGAACCCGTAGGGCGGTAGCGAATTGAATAGGCTTCGTAGCCCTCAGATAAATAGACATCATCTCGCTTTTCCGCAAAGTTGATAATTCCGCCATTGTATCTCCTACGCATAGAAGTAGGCGCATAGTATTGGTCAATTAGTAAATCAACAATAGAATATGAACGCATTATCCTAGTATCCTTTCTCCATAGTAATTCTCAAAATCAGCAATAGTCATCAGACCTTTATACTCATTACAAAATCCGCAGAATTTAGTATCCGCAGAGTATTCAGTTTCGCAGAAGCAACAAATTAGTTTCATTTAGTTATCCTTTCTAACTTTCTTGGCGAAAGTTTATCAGAAAGCACCGACATTTTCAAATCCAAATCGTAATTTCTCAAATAGTAAGACGGCGTGTCGTGTGATAAAAATCACAAATTTTTTTTGTGATAAATCTCACAAAATTCCCGTGATTTTTAAAATTGGACATAAAAGACAAATCGCCCCCACACTACGTACGGGCGTGATCGAGCTTTGTCAAGACGACACGCCGCTTAGGCGGTGTGAGTTGCCTCACATTCCGCAGAGCATTCGGCGGGAAGGCTAAAGAGATACTTTAGCAGAGCCTTACGCTCAGACATAGATATTTCAGGGTGATATTGTTTTACACCACCATGTTGATATTCAAAGATGATTTTATCTAAAGTTTTTTTAGTTAGCATTTACTTTATTCCTTTCTAAATCTTTATGTGCGTAGTAGCAACGCATTTCGTGAAGTCTAATCCACTTTGAGATTTGAAATCTTGAACAGATGTAGCATTTATGCCACTTTTGTTTTAGCCAAATTTTATTGTTATCTGAATTGTATAAATCCAACATTGTGTGTTGTTTTTCGCATTTACATTTTTTGTTAGTCATTTTCTAAACCAACCTTTCTAACTTTCTAATAACTGAAGTCTAGCAGGGGGGTCTGACATTCTACTGACCAGTATGCGTACAAATCGGACATTTCGTTTTGTGATTTACACCACATTTTCCAGGCATTTAGACAAAACGGACATAAGGGTACAAAACGCCCGCAAAAGACTGCGGGCAGCTGCCGATTTTGTCAAATCGACACGCCGCTTTTATTTTATTTTTTTATTTCTTTTGTTGCCAATCTGATCGTGTAAATTACGCTAAGAATTAGCGCAATTTGAACAGCGGAAGTTAGAAGTCTATTCATTAGAACATTTCACCGCTTTCTAGTAGAGCATCAAACTCAGCATCAATTTCTTTTTCTAGCAGAACATCAAGAGAGATTTCATCTGCCTCATCATCAAAGTATTCATTTACTACATAACTATCTTGAATACTTTCATATTTATATTCACTAGGGTTTCTTTCCCAACTCATAGCATACATTATTTATTTTCCTTTCTTATTGCGGTAAATCTTATACGCTACCACCGACAAAATAACTAGACCTAGACCTAGCCAAGAAGCGTAGAAATCAAATTGAGCGGTCTCAAAGGCAATTCCATCTGACCCTAATTCTATTAGTAAGTATCTATCCATTTTAGTTATTCTCCTTTATACATTCGCAAGTTTCTACATCATAGTCTAAGTCATTACCCCAAAAGATAAGACCTACGCCATTACATTCATCACATTCAATTCTAGTTAGAGAGTTTATCATTTATTTATTTCCTTTCGTTAGTGTGATAGTAGGTCTTATTTGCTAGGCTCACCTTTCGGATTATTTGCTAGGCTCATACCTACTATTCAATTTTGTTATGTCGTTAGACTATCAGACCTGACCGACATTTTCAAGCCGACACGCCGAAGCGTGGGTGTGACTTATGCCACACTTACCGCTACTGAGCGGTAGGTATAACCTCCGCCATTCTTACGGATTTCTACAAGATACGCCTCAGCGTTTTCATACCATACACAAGACGGATGTTTTTCAGCCGATACGATTTCGCCCTCAACGGAGCGGGAACGATAAGTTTTACCTACTAGGAGGTTTTCGATAGAGTATAGATTAGCCATTATGGTAATCTCCTTTCATTAAGTTAATCGGTATTATTTCAGATTTATTAAGTTTTTTCAAGTCGACACGCCGTTAAGAGAGTGTGATTTGTATCACTTGTGGATACAATCACTTTCAATCTCATGACCGAATTCATCTACTAATTCTTCATAGATTTCATCTAGATAATCAAGATAATCAGACATTATTTCTCCTTTCATTATGTATAGAATACTAACATAGACCACCGACATTTTGACCCGTTTTTCGGGCGTGTCGCAAAACTATTTTTGTGAGATACCTCACATTATGGGCGCACTATCTATTTTTAAAAAATTTTAAAATAACGTGTATCATACAAATTAAAAATATATTAACATTTTAGAAAAATGAAATTACTAGTTGACTAAAATAATATTAGCATGATAAGATTTATCCAATGTCAGCTAATAGAGTATATATCTGCGATAAATGCGGAGCGGAAATCCAAGTAAGATCTAATTTTGTGTTAAAAACACACTACAATCACATCAGGGAATGTAAAGCTCAATAAAAGCGAAAATCCCTTCGGAGGCGGATCCTAGGGGATTTTCTAATGTAAGGGAGAATGGTGGTTCTCAACCAAACACTTCTATAATAATAACATATGTGTAATTTGTAGTCAACTAGGAAGAGTATCTGCTATATCAACTGCATCATCTATAGTACGTGGATGCTCTGATGTGCAATCTCCACAATTACGACACATGCATCTCCTCTGGCCATTTATTTAATGGACAACTAGCATTTAATAGTTGTGTCTTTAATGGCATAATGCACAAACATTCTTTACATTGTTTTGTTGGTTTAAAAAATTCGGGGCAGGAAGAACAAGTCTCCATTCTTCTCTCTTGCACATGTTTAGGAGCTCTAGGAGAATTTGGATCTAATAAATCCCATGGTCTAACTTCTCTTGCCATTTAGAATTCCCCAATTGGACAAGAGAAATCTATATCTGAATAATACTCCGAACTGTGCTTGTCTACCATAGTACATTTTAATTCTAGTTGACTAAATTCTAGACAAGATTGACAAGTTTTAGAACGAAATTCAGCTAGTAAGGTTTTCTGTAATTGTGGGTTCAGATTGTCCATTGTCTTCCTTCGGTTTAAATGCTGGCATTGGGCCTAGGATATGACCTTGTTCGTGCAAGTTGACTACATTCTGAATTAGTTCAGGCTTCTCTGTCATATGTGATGTCAAAATTGACAATAGGTCATAAATTCTGGCCAACATGATATATTGTGCCATTTGTAAATTATCTTCTAAATTGACGTTTTCTTCGCTCATTTTCGTAATACTTTCTAAGATGTCCTCTAGCATATTTTCTAGAGTTTAAATGTTTTCGTATTTTAGTATAGCATATAAAGTTGACTCTTTCTAGTCCGCCGAGCACTTTTTTACTCACTATGCGGCTAAAAAAATTTTCATATTATTTTTCAAGTATAAATATGGCTAATGTACAACCAGTATCGCCAAATGCATAAATTTTATCTTCTGGCCCAAGATCAACTTTAAAAAATTCTAAAGGTTCAAGTTTAACTCCATAGTTAGTTGGAGAAACATTTCCGTTTCCAAGATAAGCATGCTTTGAGTTGTCTACATTTTGGATGGATATAAAATTTGGACCATCTATAGCATCGTCAATAGTAAGTTCTACTGGTGTTGCAGACATGGATACAAGTTTTGTTCTTAACATATGTCTATTATATCACTTTTTCTTCTGGCGCCGAAGCACTTTCAATTATTTCGTGTAGCAAAATAGCTGTATTACTGGCAATTACAGAATTATCTACATTCAGTCTTATCCAAGGACCGTAGGAATCCATTCTGGTAGATCCCTGGTATACCTGACCAGTTTCTTGGTCAATCAATATCCATTTTTCTGGAACTCTAGTTCTCACTAAAAGATTAATTGGAGTTTGTAAAGGGGTAAGACTTGTCCCGTCCTTCAATTTTCTTTTTGATGTTTTCATCTTTAGTAACTTCTTTCAATATCTCAACAATATCTTGTGGTACATCAAAGTAAACGTTTTGAAGTTTCCATTCATGACATCTACGTACATTTAATCCTCTTGGACGAATTTCATCACAGCCACGATAAATTTGTCCTGTTTCAGAATCTATTAAAATCCACTTAGTAGGAGATTTTGTCTCTACCATCAATTGTACTTTATCAGATAGTTCTTCTGATGTTTTACCATTAACTAATTTTCTGTCCGCCATGTTTTTCTATGTATTTTCCTATCTTTTCGTAAAGATCTAATCCAACATAATTTTTATATGAGCACGACAAACAATATAAAAATAGTTTGTCGTCATCTGTTAAATTTGGATACAGTTGCAGCTGATCCATTGGGCAAATCAGCGGAGGAACTTTTTGCTCCTCCGCTAACTTTTGATATGCCACGACTAATTGTGTTTTAATTTACTGCCTCTATCTTGTTTTGTTTTGTTATTTTTAAACACGATTCAGGAAATTCATTTAAGAACTTCTTATATCTAACAGTTTGGTAGCTAGGCCAAGAACTCCAGTCTTTGCCACCTTTTGTCATTCTATATGCTATTTCAGCGTTTAAAATAGGGTTTAATAGGTTCGAATTGGAAGTGAGCCCATATTGGTCTCTTCTTTCAACTCCAAGGTTGCCAAGCATGTTAACTTGAAAAATCCCATATGAGTTGTCCCCTGTTTTTCTGTTTCCGTTATAAGCAAGCGGTCTTCCGTTGGACTCTGTTTTTGACACAGCCCACGCTTTTTTTAGAGCTTGACCTTCAAAGCCAGCAATGCTTAAAACATCTACTAGTTCGCAGTCACTTAAATCTGTTGCTACAGAATAAGCTTCTACTTTTTGCGCCAATAGTTCAGCAGATTTTTTCTGTTCAACCATTAAAGCGTACGCAGGTCCGTCTGTATTTGCTATTAAATATACCGCTACCATAAGTAGAACGAATATGGTAGAATTACTAAATAACTCGTACAAACGTTTTATATTTTTCTCCATAGGTGTTACCTCCTAAGAGACAGTAAATATAATTTTACTAAACAATGTAAGGTGTTGTCAAGCTAGTCAACCAGAAAGTTTTTATGAATATTTCTTATTACACAGTAAAAGCAGGATTAAATCCTGCTGTTGGCTTTGGCTATGCTGGACAAAATATTGTAAAATCATTGCAAAGTTTAGGACACAAAGTAACTTTTGCGGATCCAAGAGCTCATGTACAATTAATGTTTACACAGCCAGATAATTTTAAATTTCATAGAAATCAATACCAAATTGGTTATACACCATGGGAATCAACATCTATGGATCCCGCCTGGGCAGATAAATTTAATCTATGTGATGAAGTTTGGGCTACATCACAATGGACTGCAGATGTTTTTAAACAAAACGGTGTAGAAAAAGATATCAAAGTATATCGTCATGGAATTGAAAGTTTATGGAAACCAAAGAAAAGAATTTTAAAAGATGATGGAGTTTTTAAATTTCTTCATATTGGTGAACCTTCTCCAAGAAAAGATGGTCAATTAGTTGTTGACACATTTATTAAATTGTTTGGTAATAACCCAAAATATCACTTAACAATCAAGGCGCATCTATTTAATACTATTAGAGTATATAATAATTATAATATATTATCTTTACCTAATATATATAATAATATATCTATTATAACAGATGAATATGACACTAGTCAACTATTATTTTTATATCACTCTCATCATGCACTTGTTTATCCAACTTGGGGAGAAGGATTTGGATTTATTCCATTACAAGGTTTAGCAACTGGAATGCCAGTTATTTCAACTTATGATTGGGCAGATTACAAAGAATTTCTTGGACCTCTAAAGCTAAAGTCAACATTGACAGATGATTCACTTCCAAAATCAGTAGGACATACTTATGTTGGGAAAATGTATCGTCCAGATAAACAACATCTTGAAGAATTAATGTTAGAGTGTGTTATAAATTATAAAGCTTATTCTGGTTATTATTTTGCTCAATCAGAAAAAGTACATGAAAAATATAATTGGATCCAGTTGACTAAGAATGCTTTTGAAGATTTAAATAAAAAATTTTCTTAACTCTTGCCCTCTAAAAAATTTTTAGGTATACTTAGACTTACCCAAAAAACATAACAGTCGAAAATCGGCGGAAAGAGTATTTTAAAAATGTCTAGAACTATTGATAACCCTTATGAAAACTTCATAGCCTTGTCTCGATATGCGAGATGGATTGAAGATGAAAATCGTCGTGAGACTTGGGGTGAAACCGTAGATAGATATTTTTCTTTTATGCTTGATCATTTAAAGAATAACTACAACTATTCTCCTGAATCAAAATTTGTTGAAGAATTAAAAGAAGCAGTTTATAGCAGAAATGTTATGCCATCAATGAGGGCTGTAATGACTGCAGGAACAGCTCTTGCAAGAGACAATGTTGCAGGATATAACTGTTCATTTGTTCCAGTAGATTCTCCAAGATCTTTTGACGAAACAATGTATATACTAATGTGTGGAACAGGTGTAGGTTTTTCTGTTGAATACAAGTATGTTAATAAACTTCCTGCCGTCCCAGAATCATTTGAAAAATCAACCACTACTATCGTTGTAGAAGATTCAAAGAATGGTTGGGCAAAATCTTATCGTGAACTTCTAGCAATGCTTTGGGCAGGACAAATTCCTTCTATTGATGTTTCTAAACTTCGTCCAGCAGGTGCACGTCTTAAGACTATGGGTGGTAGATCATCTGGTCCACAGCCACTAATCAACCTTTTTGATTTTACTATTGCTAAATTTAAGCAAGCAGCAGGACGTCAATTAAAGCCCATTGAAGCACATGACATAATGTGTAAGATTGGTGAAGTAGTAGTTGTTGGTGGAGTTCGTCGTTCTGCAATGATTTCTCTATCTAATATTAATGATATTGAAATGGCTGCAGCAAAATCTGGTAATTGGTGGGAACAAAATTCTCAACGTGCCTTGTCCAACAATTCAGTAGCATACTCTCGTAAACCAGCAATGGAACAATTTATTGCGGAATGGAAAAATTTATATGACTCAAAATCTGGTGAGCGTGGCATATACAATGTTGCCGCTGCTCAAAAACAAGCAGCAAGATGGGGACGTAGAGACCCTGAAATTCACTACGGAACTAACCCCTGTTCAGAGATTATTCTCAGACCTTACCAGTTTTGCAACTTATCTGAAGTTGTAATTCGTGAAAAAGATACAAAAAAGGATATTGAGCGAAAAGTTGTTTTAGCTACAATTCTTGGAACATGGCAATCAACTTTAACTGACTTTAAATATCTTCGTAAAGTATGGAAAGATAATACAGAAGAAGAGCGCCTATTAGGTGTTTCTATTACTGGACAATTTGGACATAAGTTTATGTCTGGTCAAGAAGGGCTTGATAAACTTGGAAAGTTCTTAAATGAACTCAGAGATCTTGCTAGAGCTTGGAATAAAGAAGAAGCAGAGTCTTTAGGCATTAATCCATCTGCTGCAATTACTTGTGTAAAACCATCAGGAACCGTTTCACAATTAACTGGAGTTTCTTCAGGAATGCATCCCTGGCATTCTCCATATTACATTCGCACAGTTCGTGGAGATAAAAAAGATCCACTTTCAACTTTCTTAAAAGAAGTTGGAATTCCATATGAAGATGATTTCATGAAGCCAAATGACACTTATGTATTTTCATTTCCAGTAAAAGCACCAGAAGGTGCAATTGTTCGTGATGATTTAACAGCCTTGGATCATTTGAATACTTGGCTTGTGTATCAACGTGAATGGTGTGAACATAAACCTTCTATTACCGTATCAGTAAAAGAAGATGAGTGGATGGAGGTAGGCGCTTGGGTTTATCATTATTTTGATGAAGTATCTGGTATTTCATTTTTGCCCCATTCCGATCATTCATATAAGCAGGCTCCATATCAAGAAATTACAGAAACAGAATACTTAGAGTTACTTGCTAAAATGCCTTCTAATATTCGCTGGGAAGATTTGTCTTTTTACGAGACAGAGGACGGGACAAGTGGCACACAGACGCTTGCCTGTACATCAGACGGTAACTGTGAAATTGTAGATATTACCGCCTAGTGGTAGAATATATCTATGGGCCAAAAACCCATTAAGGAGAAAATATATGAATGAAAAACTAAAAGCAGTACTAGCATCATATGCACGTACAGCAGTATCAGCAGCATTAGCTGTTTACATGACTGGAAATACAGACGCTAAGGCAATGGCAACAGCTGCCCTTGCAGCAATTGTAGGACCTCTAGCAAGAGCATTGAATCCAAAAGACGGAGCTTTTGGCATTGTAAAGTAAATTACTTTAGAGTGGTCCCTGTGCTAAAATTGGCATAGGGACCATTTTTTTAAATAAAATAAGGCAGGTTATTGTGGCATCAATAAAAAATTTTGACGTTGACCAAGGCGCAACTTTTACATTTCAAGTTGAGTATTTAGACTCAACAAATGCCCCTATTGATTTAACTGGAAGTACGGCTAAAATGCAGATCCGTGATACAAAAGGCGGAAAACAATTGATTGCTACATTAACAACCCCATCAACAAATGGAATATCTATAGTTGGAAATAAAGTAAATGTTACAGTCCCCGCATCTGCAACAAACAAGTTAATATTTCCAAAGTCTGCTTACGACATTCTTGTAACAGATACAAATGGAAATAAAATTCGTTTATTAGAAGGATTTTTAACTCTAGATAGGTCGGTAACGGTTTGATGGCCAACGAAAAAGTAATAGTTAATGAAACAGTAAATAAAGTTGTTATTTCTGGAACGGGTGCCCAGGGACCAAGAGGAAAAGGAATCCTAAATGGAAATGGGACTCCATCAAACAGCTTGGGTCTTCAAGGCGATTTTTATTATGATAAAGACACGACAAGATTTTATGGCCCAAAGCCAAACGATTTAAGTTGGCAAGGTGCTCCAAATTATCTATTGAATACAGAGGTAGCCCTTGTATTTCCTTGGGAATTAGCTCAGGTTCATCCACCAGATGCACAACATCCAGGCGTTTATTGGGTTCCTATAGAACATAATTTACAATTTCATCCAAATGTAACTGTAAAAGCTAGTAGCGGGGACGTATTGGAAACAGGAATAGACTATAATAGTATTAATATGCTGACATTAACCATGACGCAACAATTTTCTGGGACAGCCTACCTGTCCTAAAAGAGGAGTAACAAAATATGGCAAGAAAATTTTTAGTTAGTTTAGATCTCTCAAAGAATGAGCTTTTGAATGCTCGTATTCAAAACCTTCCTTCTGCATCTAAACCACAAAATCCAGTCACTGGTCAAATTTATTATGATACCACTGACAACTTCCTCTATTTCTGGAATGGCACAACATGGCTAAGAGCATCAGGTGATTTTGGAAACGGTGGACTCACATCCTCTCTATTCTTTGGTAATACAAATTCCGACGGCGTAGCAACATCGGTTGCTCGTGCAGATCATACACACGATATTCCAGACGTACTAGGTACAGCTGGTCAAATTGATGTTTCTAAAAATGAAATTACTGGAGATGCAACATTCTCTCTTATTAATACTGGCGTAACAGCTGGTACTTATGGTGCAGTAGATACATCAGTAACATTTACAGTTGATGCTAAAGGTAGAATTACTTCTGCATCACAAGCAGCAATTTCAATTTCAACAGATCAAGTAAATGGACTTCAAGAATATATTGAAGACAAGGTTGGAAATCTTGTTGTTGCTGGAGAAGGCATTGATGTAACTTATGATGATGCCGCAGGACATTTTACAATTGATGCAGAGCTTGCAACAGATACCAATAGAGGTGTAGCTAGCTTTGATGCAACAGATTTTACAGTAACATCTGGCAATGTAACTCTTAATTCAGAAAGAGTGCAAGACATTGTTGGCGGAATGGTTACTGCTCCAAATACCGAATCAGGTATTACAGTCACATATGACGATGCAAATGGAAAACTAGATTTTAATGTAAACGATCCTACAATTACAATAAGCGGTGACGTATCTGGTTCCGCAGTAATGACAAACCTTGGAAATGTAGAAATTACTACAACAATCCAGCCAAACTCCGTAGCTCTTGGAACAGACACTACAGGAGATTATGTAGCTGGTATTCAAGGAACTGCAAATGAAATTGAAGTAACAAATTCAGGCGGAGAAGGATCAGTAGTTACAATTGGTCTTCCAAACGATGTATCAATTGCTGGAACTCTTAATGTTGGTGGCAGCCTAAACGTACAGGGCTCAATTAACTCTGTAAATACAACTCAAGTAAATATCTCTGATAATAAGATTAATCTTAACAGCGATATGCCACACAACCAGGCCCCAAGCGTTGATGCTGGAATTATTGTTCATCGTGGACAAGAAGCTGATGCACTTTTAACATGGGATGAAACACAAGATGCTTGGACCACTGGTCTTGATGGCGGTAGACAATATGCTGTAGCACGTAAATTTGCTGCAGATCTTTCAGACTCAGCACAATATGTAACAGTAAGTAATGCTGGAGCAGTCTTTGTTGTTAATCATGGATTAAATAGTAGAGATATTGCAATTCAAGTTTATGAAACTGCAGCTGAATGGAATAACGTTGAAGTTGATACAGAAAGAACCACTGCTAACACAGTAACAATAAGATTTGCAACTGCGCCAGCAAACGGAGCATACAGAGTAGTTATAACAGGATAACAACATGGCAAGACAATTTCTAGCAACTCTGTCACTGCCAACACTTCCAAGTCATCCGACTGACGGACATGCTGGATCTTTATATTACAATACATCAATGAGTGCATTGATGATGCATACTGGTTCAACTTGGATGCCAGTAAATTCTAATCAATATGTTTTAGAAGACCATATTCATACATATGATGGACCAATACATACTGTCATTGCTGGATCTTATAACCCTAATTTAACAATATTTGATGGTGGCGATGGCGGAACACAATATTCTTCAGATACAAATCTTGATGGAGGACTTTCATAATGGCAATTAGAATTCAACTACGTAGAGATACTGAAGCAAACTGGATTTTAAAAGACCCAATTCTAAAACCAGGAGAACTTGCATTATCACTTGATAAAGGAAGATTTAAATGTGGATTTTCTGAAACATCAAAATGGTCTGATTGTTATTATTTGAATGTATTGCCTTCAGAATTAGCTGAAGCAGCTCAGGATGCAATAGGGCTTGCAGTAAATCATAATGATCATTCTCATATTACAGTAACATATAATGACTCTACCAATAAATTTGTATTTGCCACAGCCCCAGAAGTAGTTTTAAGTGGTGGACTAAATGATACTTTAGAAGATTATGTAACTTTAGCATATTTTACTGGATTAATTGATGAAGCAAATGGAATTCCATCTTTAGATAATAATTCTTTAATTGATCCAGCACAAATACCACCATCCATTGCTAGATTAGCGTCTCCAACTTTTACTGGAACAGTTTCTGGGATTACAAAATCTATGGTAGGACTTTCAGATGTAGATAACACATCTGATGCAAATAAACCAATATCTACAGCAACGCAAACCGCCCTTAACTTGAAAGCTCCATTAGCATCTCCAACATTTACAGGAACTACAACAACAGGAAACTTATCTGTATCTGGAAACCTTACAGTTACTGGTGCAACAACAACTCAATCAACACAAAATCTTTCTGTTGCTAATCCACTTATCTACGTTGGAGAAAATAATCAATCAAACATTATTGACGTAGGAATAGTTGGAAGTTTTAATGATGGAACTTATCAACATACAGGCCTTGCAAGAGATCATACTCAAAATAAATGGAGACTTTTTAAAGGGGTTTCTACCGAACCAACAACAGTTATTAATTGGACTCAGGCAGTAGCAGATGATTTAATTGTTGGTGGCTTAAATGCATCTACAGTATCCGCAACTACATCAATTACTACACCCTCGTTGACAGCATCCACACTTATAACAACTGCAGGACTTACAGTAACAGGAACATTGACAATTCCAACAGAATCAATTAAAAGTTCTGATTTAGAATGGGAACACTATGCAAATGAATCAGACCTTCCTTCCGCAGCAACAAAGCATGGAATGTTTGCACATGTTCATGGCACTGGAGCGGCATACTATGCTCATTCTGGATCCTGGTACAAGCTTGCTAAGGTTACAGATATATCAGACAATAACTTAACTACAATATCTCAACAAACAGCATCATATACCCCAGGCTTAATGGATGCTTTTAAATTAATTGAAATGACAACAGGAACACTCACCTTGCCAAATGATGCAACAGTAAATTTCCCAGTTGGAACATATATAGAGGTTTTACAAACCACAACAAATCAAATAACAATCAACGGAACAGGCTTTACCCCAAATGCAACACCTGGATTAAAGTTAAGAACTCAATGGAGTAGCGCAACCTGTTTAAAACGTGGCGCTAATTCGTGGGTGGTATTTGGAGACTTGGTTGCATAATGAAAAAATCAAGTAAAAGATCTAAATTAACATCCAGAACATACGTACCAGATTTAACTGGTTTAACAAGAGCTCAAGCTGAAGCTGCATTAACTGCAGCAGGACTTAAATTTACTTCCTCAAGTATTGTTACAAATTATTCAAACGAAGATCAAAAATTTACTTCTTTGCCAACATATACAACTAATCAAGTTGTTCCACGTGAAACAACAATTGATTTTGTTTATAAAGCTTATCAAGGAATAGCCGTTCCAAACGTTAATGGCCTTTCTCAAACTGCTGCCACAACAGCAATTACTGGCGCTGGATTAGTTGTTGGTACAGTTTCTGGAACAACAGGCTCAGACTCCAGTCTTGATCAAAAAATTACAGGTCAAAGCGTTTCGGCAGGAAGTTTAGTTGATAGAGGAACAACTATTAATTTAACTTTATATACATATGTGGCGCCATACAATAACCCATATAGTAATCCGCCGCCATATGGAAACTACAGCAATTATAGTAATTATGATAATTATAGTAATTATGGTAATTATAATAATTATAGTAATGTGCCAGCAGATCCACCTTCAACTCCACCTGCAGATCCACCAATTAGCGTCACATGGAAAAGCTTAGGAGTACACACACTTGTCAGAACGCCAGAAGGTTTGGTTGCTGCTGGAAGTTTAAAAGTAGGAGATGTTTTAATTTCTGCAAATATTGAAGGCGTTCCATATATGTCTACGCCAGAATCTTTTCAGAGTATTTATAATTGGACTGACTCAAATCCAAATATTGAATATACAACAACAACTGTTGTAATGGTTCACAAAAAAATTGGAGATACGGTTGTAGCAATTAATGGAGATATATTTTCTCAATACCATTATGTTTTAGTAAAAAGAGACGGACTTGCAAGATTTATAGCAACAGGAGATATTGTTGAGTCTGATCAAATATATAGTTATGCATCGAATTCGTTTGTGCCAATAACAATGCTTCAATCCGTTCCAGTTTCTCATGAAATTATTTCTATAGACTGTGAACCATATGACATATTTTTTACTTCAGAAATGTTGGTACACGACTCGGTTTCGATTTAAAATGTTATTGAAATGGCCAGATGTACTAAACGGATATTGGATGCAAGTCACTAAGTTTGATAATCATCCTACTTTAAATTACTGTGGATCACTTTATAAAAATAATAAACATAAAAGTGGAACAATAATTTTATCAAATTATATATTAAATGATTATCCAGACATCTATGCAACTTTAGATAAAAATAATGAGTTAAACAGGGTATATACAAATCCCTCTTTAAGACCTTCACATGTTTGGGAATGGTTGGGAGTTGTTAGTAAACTTTTTTTTATTAATAATTTGAAAGATGATTTTCAGGCACCAAAAATAAGAAATAAAACAGCTCAAAATGGATATTTTAGATCTCAAAAAATAATGAATCAGTTAGACAAGTATAGTCTTGATGAATTGACCTTTACAGACCATATTGAAGAACCACCAAGAGATTTTATGTATCCTACCATATGGTACAATAAAAGAATAAAAGAGGTAATTAATGAAAAGAATTGATTATTTAAATGGTATAGCATGTTTTGAAGAAGTCTCTAATGGAATAGATTTTTCTTTGGTTACTTATGAAAAAACAAATAATTTTTTTGGAAATGAAATATATGAAGCAAGTTTTAATTTTGGCAAAAACGATAATAATTTAAAAATAAAAACATTTTTTTATAAAAGCATTTTTACAGCAGTAAATGATTATTGTAAAAATAATTTAATTGAAATAAAAAAAGATATGTGGATCAAATTTGAAAATCATTTAATACAATTTCCAGGAAATGAAGATCCGCAATTAAACAAAAGGTGTGCTGACTTAAATGAAGGAAAATATGTCATGTTATATTGTTTAGATACAATAAATGATGGAGGATTTATTACAATACCAAATCAAAACTTTTCTATTCATTTGCAACAAAATTCAATGTTAGTTTTTCCAACTGGTAAAGATTATGAATATAATATTCATAAAATTGGTGGCAATAAAGAAAGAAAATTTATAGAAATGGTTATTGGATGAATGTATTTAAAGTTGAAAAAGTTTTTGAACAATCCTATTTTGAATATGTTCAAGACTATTTTAAAAATCATCATTTTTTAAACAATGCAGAATATGATTTTTATAACAGCAAAAGAATAGATTCTTTTGATGATTCAGTTTTAAAAAGTATATTACACACATTACATGAACCAGCAAAAAAATGGTTTAATAATGAATCAATTGTTCCAACATATGCAATATTTTCAGAATACTCTGGACAACAAGCGCATCTAAATCCGCATAAAGATTCTGGTCCATGCACATATACTTTAGATATAGGTCTTTATCATGATACCCCATGGCCTTTGATAATTGAAGGAAAAGAATATTTATTTTTAGAAAACGAAGCTATTGGATTTTATGCCAACGATCAAGATCATTGGAAAAAAGAATTCCCAGACCCTGAAAAAAATAAAGTTGGAATATTATTAGTTCATTATGTTGACCCAGACCACATTTGGCTTACATTAAAGCCAGAAGTTCAAAAAATTGTAAGACAAAGAATTAAAACATTATCATGATAACAAAAAACATTAATGTAGAAGGAATTTCAAAAGCAATTGATGTTGTTAAAAATAATTTTGACAGTATTTATTTATTTGAGTCTGGAGATAGGGCAAAGTTACTAGATCAGATTGTCACATATGATCCAAGACAATTTAATGTTTTTGGCATATATGATCAAGCAATATACCTAGCTTACAAGGACATAGTCGACTGCTTGATAGAAGAATGCAGTAATAAAAATGTTAATATTAAAAAATGTGAATATTATATTTCTTCTGAATATTTTAATTCAAAGGTTGATCCCAAATTTCTTTATGATTTTGGTGGGGTGTCAATTCCATGTTTTAATGGGCTAATTTCTTTACAAAATAAAGAAATTGTTGTATACTTAAATGGAAAAGAGCAGGCCTTATCGCAAGGTACCATGCTATTTTTTGAGTCTGGGAAAAGTATTAAATATGATGCTACAGAATTAGAATGTATATATTTTAATATTGCACCAAGATTCATGATTCAAGATCAATATCCATTCAAATGGATACCTATAGGAGTATAAATGGCAATTCAAGATATCACTGTTATATACAACTTTATATCTGAAGAGGAAAGAGTTATGCTTTTAGATTATGAAAAAAGCTTAACCGAAAGGGATCTTTGGGAAAAAAGAAATTATGCTGATCCAGATAATCAGTGGACAAATAGGCATCTTTCTATAATTCATTTAACAATGCCAGAACATGGCTTTGGAACAGAGTACGATATTTCAATTGCTAAAAAAATGTGGGAAATAGAAAGCAGAATTAGAGAGCAGATAAAGAAGTCTTGGAATTTAAATAAAGAAATTTGGCCAGACTGTTTTAATTTAATTCGTTGGCCACATGGTCAAGCGCAGCCACCTCATTCAGATTATGAAAACTTTGGAAGACTGCCTCATATATGGAATTGGAGAGACATAGGTTGCGTATTGTATTTAAATGATGATTTTGAAGAAGGACATATTTACTTTCCACAACATAACCGTGAAATAAAAATTGTAGGTGGAATGTTAGCATTTTTCCCAGGAGATATTCATCATGCTCATGGCGTGAAAGAGGTAAAAAATGGAACAAGGTATACGTTAAACACATTTTATACTTTTACAGAAGAACACAAATTTGAAGTAGATTTTAATAGAAAGTATCTTCCCTGGTAATGGCACACGATATAAAAGTTGAAACAAAAAGGTGGCAGATTAGAAAAATTGTTGACCTTGGCATAATGTGCATAAGAGTAAATACAATTATAAATGCTGCTCAAAGATATGAGACTGCAGTCTTTCAAACAGACATAGAGGGTAGAATGAGAGACATTGGAATTAAATATTATAAGCTTCATGGGTCTATGCAAGAAGCAATAGATTTTAATGAATTTTTTGTTAAAACCTTAAAATCTCAAGATTTTTCTGGTTTAGACGAAATACAGGTGTTTCAGAAATTAGATACCATATTTGCCGATTTTAAATATAATGATGGGCCATATCGTTGGTTTATGCCTGCTAAAAATCCTCCAAATGTTGCTATTGGCCAAAAGCAAGAGGACATGTAGCGCTAACCAACAGCTTGGTATAATTGTAATATGGAAACGCTTTATCCAAGTCAAATTGATACCTACGTCCAACCGAATGCAACCGATTCGGTTCAAACCGTTTCCCACTCAGCACAACATAGACGTTTAAATGATGCAATTTATAAACTACAGCTAAAAGTTGGAATCAATAACTCTCAAGACGTTAGTTCTATTGAAAATAGATTAACAACTTTAAAAAACTTTGTTGATGCAAGAGCTGTAGATTTAGGACAGCTAGAAGACAGCCTTGACGAGTATGTTACTTTAATTCAATACGAAAACGATAAAGGTGTTGCAATAGCAACCCTAGGCGTTGATGGAAAGCTTGATCCAGATCAAATACCTTCATCAATTGCAACAGATGCACAATCTAGAGCAGATGCAGCATTGTCTGCAGCAGGATTGTATACTGATCAAAAAATTGCCAATCTTGTAGATTCAGCACCTGGAGCATTAAATACTCTTAATGAATTAGCTCAAGCATTAAATGATGATGCTAATTTTGCCTCAACAATGACAACTGCGCTGGCAGGAAAATCTGCAGTAGGGCACACACATACTTCTTCTAATATAACAGATTTTGTTGAGGCTGCTCAAGATGCGGCTGGACTGTTATTTGGCCATTCTAATCATAATAATGTTACTGCAACATATGATGATGAAAATAATAAAATAATTTTAAGCGTAACTCCACAATTAACACAAGAACAGGTTCAGGATTTTATTGTTCCGCTTTTCCAGAGCGCTAATAATAAAAATATGAATATCCTTTATGATGATGATAACAATACATTAATTTTAGAAGCAATTACAGAACCTTCTAAAGCGGTAATGTCTCCAACAGCTCCAGCAAATCCAGCAAACGGAGCATTTTGGCTTGATACAGATGAATTAAGATCTGGAGACGTACTTGCTCTTAAGATTTGGAATGCTACAGCAAATAAATGGGAGTATGCAGCATCAGAACTCAGCCTTGCAACAACAAATGTTTGGACATCTAAAAATACATTTACTCAAGGCGTTATTATTGGAACAAACACCGCTCCATCAAATCCAGTAGAGGGTCAAATATATTATAACTTATTAGCAGAAAAATTAAGAGTGTTTGATGGTCTAGTTTGGAAAGATGTTTCTGGTGGCGCAGGTGGAGGCGGAGGACTTCCAAGCATTTCAACAGATGGAACAGCAACTCCAGCAACTTTATTTTTTGGAATGATAGCTCCGCCATCAGCGGCAGCTTTAGAGGGAGACATTTGGTTTGATGTTGACGATCTTGGAACTCCATTTAATCAATTTTTTACTGGAACCACTGCTCCAGATCCAACTCAATATGAATTTTGGGTAGACCCAAATCCAGCTCCTGGAGAATTAATATATTCAGCAAATGAACCAACAACACCACAATATGAGGGTGAACTTTGGATAGACACAGATGATTATGAAGGCCAATTGGTTGAAGTTGGGGCAACCGCTCCAAATCCAGACAACGTCCAGCTTTGGGTAGATGTAAATGATTTAGACACTCCATCTTATTATTCAAATTTAGTTTTTACAACATACGTAAATTATGCAGCTTTTCCAGTGGCTGGCTCAAAACCAGGAATGTTGGCAGTAGATAGTTCTACTGGCATAGTTTATATATCAATCAATAATTTATGGGTTGCCCAGCCTCTTAAATTAGATCAAGACAAAATTAATAGACAATCTCAAAGTAATCAAGCCCTTATATGGATGGGCTTTTTATAAAAACTTTGGTATACTTTGTAAAGGAGTAGATACATGTCACTAAAAAGATGGGATGGCTCGTCTTGGGTCGTCGTTGCAGGTTCTAGACCAGGTCCACAGGGTCCACAAGGTGCTCAAGGTGTACCTGGAGTTAATGCAACAATTTCCGTTGGCACTGTAAATACTACAGACGCAGGAACAAATGCAACTGTAACAAATAGTGGAACTTCTTCTGCTGCAATTCTTAATTTTAATATTCCAAGAGGAGCAACAGGACAGCAAGGTAACATTGGTCCACAAGGTGTACCAGGATCTAGAGGAAGTAAAATTTTTACTGGGATTAATGCTCCGACATCTTCTAATCCTTCTCCAACAGGTTTGCTAGGTAACGATCAATATCTAGCAACTTCAAATGGTAATTGGTATATTTATGATGCTTCTGGTTCTGGCGCTTGGTCATTACAAGGAAACATCAAAGGTCTGCAGGGTGAAAAAGGAGATAAGGGCGACACTGGCCCAACTGGTCCTTCTGGAAACGTAACTGCAAATGAATTATATGCAAAGACAGATGCTCTACAAGTAGATGCACTTCTTAATCTTGGAATATATTATCCAAAATATACTTCAACGTTAACACAAACTCAGTTAAACAGTAGATTTGCAGCAAGCAGCTTTTTATTTTAGGAGAATAACATATGGCAAGACGACAAATAGAGGAAACATACTACACGTTTGACCCTACTACAAATACGGTAACTATTCCTAGAGTAATTAAGGCTGAACGCCTAATGCTTATTACAAACGTTACCAAAAATATTGTTATCTATAATTTTTCCGACCCAAATCTTGGATATGTAACTCTTACGCAAAACAATACTTCTGTAAATAAGCCAACAACCACAATAGTATTAGAATATAATTGCTCATCAATGCTTTCTTCAGATAAGCTTGCAATTGTTTATGATGAAATAAATGAAACAACATCATTTGAACCAGCACTTCTCGATGCTGTACAAAAATTAAGAACAGCCCCACCACAATCATTGATGGATACCGACTTTGAGTACGGAGTTCAGCCATCAAAATGGGAAGCTTTAGTAGTATGCGGTAATTATCCAACATTTTTTTCGAGAACAACTGGCGGAAACTCATATGACATTATTACAATTTCAGCAGACGGAGCATCTCCAAGATCTACAGTATCTGTAACAACTGCATCTAATCACGGACTTGCAAATGGAGATGTTGTTTCGGTTCAGGAAACATCTTCTGGAGGAGTTGCTGATGGAACTTTCCCAATAACAGTTGTAGATGCAACAACATTTTCTTATGTTGCAAAAGGTGTTGTTTCTGGAACATTAAAAGATGGAAACATGACTGGTGTTTATGGCGGAGGAATTTATGACAATGCTCATATTCCAGGCGGAGTCCCAGGTTCATTTGGCGCTTGGTCAGCAATTTCAGATCAAGCTTCTTATTCAACTATTACAGTAACAACTCCAAGACCACACGGACTGTTGCCAGGAACACCAATTTTGATTAACGATTTAAGTTCACCAATTGGTGGAATTCAATTTATTAATAACGTTTCAACTCCAAATCAATTTAAATTTACATTAACTTCACAAACCGCAGTTAATAATCCAATCAATACTGTAAATATTGGATTGTACACTAGACCAGAAGGTTATGTAGACCACAGACCTTTTGATGGCGGAGTTATTTTAACAACAGCAAATAACGTTTGCGGAGTTCAAACAATTCGTCAAACACGTCGTTATTTCCGCTATCAATCAGGAAAATCAATTCAGTTTTCTACAGGCGCTAAATTAACTCCTACATATGATATTGATACAATATTTGCAGATAACAATGCTGTAGGTATTGCATTGGTAACAGTTACAACAAGACAGGATCATGGATTGCAGCCAGGAGCTGTCGTTAGAATTGAAGGCGCTACAGTCACTGGAACTTATAACCCATGGAATGGAGATTTTCCAGTTACAGAAATTTTAGGAACAAACTCATTTAAGTATCAAATGAGCTTAAATCAAGTTATGCCTTCAACAGATCAATTCCCAGGTGGAACAGACGTAAAAGCAACAGTAGTTCGTTGGAAAGGTGCAGCAACTCGTTGCGGAATGTTTGATGATCAGAACGGCTTCTTTTTTGAGTATGACGGAAAATCATTCCACTGTGTTCGCAGATATACAAAGAAAGAACTGTTTGGTCGTTTAAATCTTACACAATATTCAAACTACGTATTTGGTACAAATACAAGATTTAGAAAGCAGCTAGTTGTTGGAGATCAAATAACAATTAGAGGTGCACATTATAAAGTTATTCAAATAAATAATGATACCGAAATGTTTATTTCTCCAGCTTATAAAGCTTCAACAACAACTTCTGCAAGATATTTGAAGATGGAAACAATTAAGGTTCCACAGGATCAATGGAATATTGATAAAATGGATGGAACTGGTCCATCTGGATATGTATTAGATCCAGGCCGTATGCAAATGGTTTATATTGACTATACATGGTATGGTGCTGGATTCATTAGATTTGGATTTAGAGCAACTGATGGAAATATTTATTATTGCCACAAGATGCCTAACAATAACGCAAATACTGAAGCGTATATGCGTTCAGGTAACTTGCCAGCACGTTATGAAGCGGTAAATGAACCAACTAAGTTTGCTCGTTTAGTTGCTGGTGGAACTGCAATAAGTGGAGCATCTTTAGCACCAACAGAAATTGCAATGTATGTAGATAATGTTGATTTTTGGCCAGATTCTGGATACTTAATGATTAAAGATGATCAAAATTGCGAAATAGTTTCTTATTCATCAATTGGCGCATATAATTCTGTAGCTAGAGGTTACTTAGTAAATATTGCAAGACGTCAACCAATGCCAATTAATTATACTGGCTCAATGGTTAATTTAACTGGAACAAGTGCATCAGTTGTATTTACTCCAGATGCTACGGTTCCTGGTGGTGCTGGTACTGCACAAGTTTCAGTTCAACCAATTTCTCAACAATGTGCTCCAGTAATTTGTCACTGGGGATCTTCAGTTATTATGGACGGAAGATTTGACGATGATAAAGCCTACATCTTTACGGCTGGTATGCAGAGATTTATGCAAATTACTGGTTCTGGTACATTTACAGCTAAAATTTCATCACGTTCGGCATCAGGCGGTGTTGTAACTCTTACAACACAGTCTTCACATAGCATTCAGCCTGGATATAATGTTTCTATATCTGGTGTTAATACAGTAGCATCAATTACAAATGCTTCTATTACTTCCAGCGTAGCAACAATTACAACAAGCGGTGCACATAATTTACAGCAGGGACAAACAGTTACAATTACAAACGTAATAACTTCTGCAAACACAATATTTAATGGAACATATACAATTACATCTGTTCCTACATCAAATACATTTACATATGTAAGACCATATCCATCAAACGTAACTTATGCTAATCTGTCTGGTACAGCAACAGAATCTTCAACATTTAATGGAACATTTTCTGTATCTTCTGTAACATCAAATACAATAGTTTACTCAATTCCAAATACTGCAACATTTAGCTCAGCAGTTGTTGCAGCAGGAAATGCAACGCAATCATTTGGTTCATCTTCAACACCAAGACCACTAGTTTCAATTAGAATTGCTCCTTCCGTAGATAACGGACTTGGAAGAAACTATGGAATTCGTGAAGTTGTCAACCATATGCAGCTAAACTTATCATCAATTGGTATTCTTTCTTCTGGACAGTTCTTGATTCAAGGATTCCTAAATCCAGCATCACTAATTGGACCATCAATTCCTGGAGATTGGGAAACAGTTAGAGTTCCAGGTGGATCTTTAGCACAGGTTATTTATCATGATGGCTCTGGTGTTCCAGGTTCAACAATCACTAACCCAACAAATACCATTTCAGGCGGAGACCAGGTGTTTGCGTTCTATACAGAAAACTCTGGTGGTGAAAACTTGTCTGTTACAAACTTGGATCTTTCAAAAGTAAGAGATCTTGGAACATCAATTCTTTCTGGAAATGGAAATACTTCATCTCCAGGGTATCCTAATGGACCAGATATTCTTACAATTGTTGCAACAAACCTTGGTGCAACTACAGGTAATATTTCTTGCCGCTTGTCTTGGACAGAGGCTCAGGCTTAAAAGGAGGGGCATAAATGCCTAATTACGCTACACTATCTAATCAGATTGATGTATTTAAAACTAAAGTAGATGCTTTATATGCTACAGGTAATTTAGATGCCAATTCATTGCTACTTCTTGCCGAAGCGCTAGAGACTTTATCCAATGCACTTGGCGTCAATGATATTGTTGGCGCAACCGCAGCAGCAATAACACAATTAAACACTGCAAGAGATGCAGCAATTACTGTTGTAAATGGAACTGCAAATGGAACTGCCGTTACTAATCTTCAAAACTCTTACAACACCTTAAATACCGCTTATCAAAATTATGGCTCTAGAATCACTTCTCTTGAATCAACAAGCACATCTCAGCAATCAGCAATTGCTACAGCTTCTGCTCTAGCAGCGCTTGGCGGGTGGAATACATGGGTTATTCATAGTAGTGGAAATAGATCTTTATCTGGAAACGATAGAATTTTTGTTATTCCAGCAGCAAATATGACATTGACTTTACCAACAACGCCATCTCTAGGAACTGCTGTAAGAATTGTAGATGCGGCTGGAACAGCAGCAACAACAAACTTTACAGTTGCAAGAAATGGTTCAAATATTATGGGGCAGGCCCAAGATTTGATTGTTAACACAAATAGTGCAAGATTGCATCTGGTATATGTAGATGCAACTCGTGGATGGAGACTTGTATAATGCCAATTTATTATGATGATGTTGTAAATTCTACAATTAATTTTAGAAATATTTCAACAACAGGACAAACTCTTTCTGGCTATAGAACTGGAAGACTAGATCTTGGCACAACAAGCGGCACAGTAAATCTAGATCTATCTTTATCAAATGATTTTACATGTACATTAAACGGAAATACAACATTTAATATTACTAATACTCCAGCAACTGGGGTTGTTTCTTTTTCTTTACAATTAACTGGCGGAGGATCTTATACAGTTAGTTTTACAAATGCAAAATATCCAGGAGCTACTGCTCCTTCTTTAACCTCTGGAGGAATTGACGTTATTACGTTTGTTACATACGATAACGGAACTTCTTGGAGAGGCCAAGTCGCAATGAAGGACTCAAGATAATGTACGCACAAGTTATAGATGAAGAAATTGTACAAATTGTTGATGAACAATCTTTAAGAGAGCTTTATCCATCAACACATTTTCCATCACCAATTGAACAACGCCATTTAGAAGGTTTTGACAATTGGTATGTTGTACAAGACGATCCAACCACACCAGAATATGATTTTAAAACTAAAAAAATTGAATTTGTTAGAGAGTGGAATGCTGGAGCTGTTGTTGGTTACTATAAAATATTAAATTTAACAAATGCAGAAAAAGATGCTTTAATTGAATCAAGATGGGCTCAAATTAGATATCACAGAGACAATACAATTATTTCTACTGACTATCTTATGATGCCAGATGTATTTAGTTCTTTTTCAGATTCAGATAAGGCTAAGGTAATATCTTATCGTCAAGCTCTTAGAGACATTACAAATCAAGAAGACCCATTTAATATTGCATGGCCTTCTCTGGGAATTGAGTCTATTACATTAAGATATAATGTGGAGATTTAAATGCCTTTTCCACAAAATAGATATCTGTCTGCTCCAGGTGGTACAAAACCATTTTTGTTAAGACAAATTATCACAACTGGATATGTTTTAGCTGGATATCAAAATAGCAGCCCTTGGACAAACGTTAATCAAGTTGCTCATTCTACAGATACAACTACAGATTTAGGAAATTTATTAAATAACTCTTCTGGATATCCAGGAGGAATGTGTGACGACACATTTGCTTATTTGTTAAAGGCAAATAATGGCGTTGGAGGAACATCTACTCAAACAAATAAATTTAGTATGAGAACAAACTCTTCTGTTGTCGGACCATCCTCTCCATACAATTGTGGAAATAATGGAACAATAATGCACAAGGAGCAATCCTACGCATATGGTAAACCTTTTGATGGCTCTGCGGCTATTATGAGATTTAATTTTGCAACACAATCTTGGATGTCTAGCCTTAGCTCTTCATATGGAACAAACGGCGGTTCAGGCGGTTCTGCTTTTTATCATGAGTTTGCTGGATGGCATTATGGAGATGGAAACGGAACTGGAGCTGGTGTAAAATTAACCTTTTCAACAGAAACACAGTCTACTGGAACAATGTATGGCGCACATGGTCAGCAAAAAGCAATCTCTTCAAAACGAACTTATCTTTATGCTGGCAATGAAGGAGATTACGCTGGAGGATATAATTTAAGGCGGTGGAATGTTTCTACAGAAACAAACGTTGGAACCGTTTCAAAACCAATTGGAAATTGTGGAGAAGAAAATTTTGATATGGGCCAAGATTGGCAATTCATGCTAGGGAATTATAATGGTTCTCAAAATAACAGATCTTGGAGATTTAATTACACAACAGATAGTGGATATGAAGGCGGCGGCTCAATGCAGTCAAAAGGCCCTGGAGGCAGAAGCTCGGCATATTCAGCTTATCGTTCTTAATAGATAGGTAAATTAATGAGATATATAAACGATTTAACGTCGGACGTTTCTGGCTACACAAAAGAGCAAAAAGACATTCTTCTTTATGCTGCAAATAGGCAATGGGGCACCCCAGTATTTAAAATAGATAATTTTGTTGGCGGCGCACAATTTACACCATTTGGAAAATTAAGACAATTACTTCTAGAGTTAGGTTCACGAGAAAATCTTATTTCAGAACAAGAGCTAAAAATTGAAAGAACTAAACTTGAAATTGAATTAGAGAAAGAACTTATTTTACAAACAAATTTGATTGCACAAAGAAAAATTCACGAATTAAATATTAAAGAAAAAGAACGTGTTCTTCAAAATCAAAAAATTATGATTAGTTTAACATATGAAGAACGAGACAAGTTTATGATGCTTATAGACAGATTCAATAATTCTGAAGAGGGTAAATTGCCAGATGGAAGAAAAATAATGGACATTATTGGCAATCATGAAGAAGAAGAAAGGCTAGAGGCAGAACTTTGGGCTGTGAGACTTGGAGCTCAAGCTGGATACGATTTGTTATTTTACGGCAGGGTTAATAATGGTAATATGGAAGCAATTGATCAGTTGCCAAAAGATATTCGGGAACTTGCCCTAGACAATGCTATGTCAAAGGCTTTGGAAACAAATGAAAAATTGGAGGCTTTACAAAATATTGTTAAAACTCGTTTAGAGTTAGATAAGCCAACTGGAGTTTGGGAGTCTCTTGAATGATATATTTTTTATATGATGTTGAAGATAGGAGCCCTTATATTAATGAGGTTGGAGAATATTCTAGTTGTTTAATTGGAGCTATTGATGAGGCTAACCTGCTATATATAAGATTACCAAAAGTTCTTATTGTTCCTAAAAACGTAGCCATGGCATGGAAATTTGCTGGAAAGTATAAAGGCTATATAAATGTTAGAGAAAAAACAAGAGTATATGATCAGATTGATCATGAATATTTGAATCCATATAAAGATAAATATCAATATTCTTTGACCGAAGAAGACAAAGAAAATGCTTGTTTATTTCAAAAAGCATTTATGTGTTTCACATTAAACAAATATTATAAAAATAAAATTCGTATTTCTAACTCAACACCCGCATTTTTACGAGATGAAAATTGGTCTTCAGAACACGTACTTTTAGAAAAGAAAAAAATAGTAGAGTCTGAGATAAATGCTTGCCAAAATTGGATAGAAACTGGTATACTATTAGATAAGAAATTTGGAGTTCAATATGACCCAAATATTGCATCACAAACTATCAATCTTTAAGGAAAATGTTTAGCGTACCTTTAAATCCAAAATTAAATGAAAATCAACTTAATGATTTTATAAATTTTTTAAAAGATTATAAACCATATATTTATGATTTTTATTTTACATGTAGGATCCCGCCATTTAATCAAGATGCTATGGGGGATGTTTTTTCTGCTGGGCCAGAAGACCATCAATACCTTATTGATTTAGCATTATATATTCAATCTGAGTTAGGAATTACTGCTTCTGCAGTTTTTAACAATATCGAGGTCAGGCCAAGTCAAGAAAACCTAGATTTGTTTATTGAAAATTTTAAACCACTATATGAATCTGGTATTAGATCTGCAACAATACCACATACTCATTGGATGGCTACAGGACAAATTAAAAAACAGTTCCCAGAACTTTTTGTAAAAAATACAATATTGAGAAATGTTTCAGAACCAAGAGACATAGAAAAGCTTGCTAAGGCTGGATTTGATTATATAAATTTAGATCGTGACTTAATGAGGGATCACGAACGTTTAAAAAGGTTTAATAAGGCAAAGCAACAGTTTGGCATAAAACTGTCTCTATTGGCCAATGAAGGCTGTTATGGCGGTTGTATAATGATGGACGAGCATTATCAATTTAATAACACTAGAACAGATGGACCACAATATTTTAATGACCCAATAAGTAGGGTATCTTGCCCAAAATGGGATCACGAAGATTTTGCACATTCTCTTAAAACAGCCAATTTTCCTCCATGGAGAAAGGATTGGCAAGAGTTTTTAGATGATCTTGGAATTGATGTAATTAAAATGCATGGTAGAGAATCTCATACAAGATTAAAAGAAACTATGGATATAATTAGAAGGTATGCCAACAATGAAGAAATTTTATTTGATAATTTTAATGATTTTATTGAAGAAACTAATTTGGTTGATAAACCAATTGCCATCTGGCGCAATAAGATCAAAAATTGTAAATTTGATTGCTGGGATTGTGGGTATTGCGACAAAATAGTTGCAGCTAAATATGGCACTCATATCAATGAGAAAGTTGCTTTGGTTGCTAAAGAAATTGTTGATTCAGTAAATAATTTAATTGAAATAGATATCCCAGGATTAACTAGTACTCGTGTTCAATCTTTAATTAATGCAATTGCAAATAAAAGTAAAAAATATTTAGAGGTTGGATCTTATCAGGGTGCAACCGCAGCGGCTGCTTTAAAAGGTAATAGCATAGAAGCGTATTTTGTAGATAATTGGTCAAATGTTCCACAATCTTTACGAACAGATTGGGACACTCCTAAAAGTAATTCATTGGAAGAATTTAAAGATAATATAAGGCCATATATTGGAAATAATAAAATTAAAATATGCAATTCTGATATGTTTAAGGTAAATTTAACAGACATTAAAGATATTGATTTTTTCTTTTATGATGGCCCACACGACTTGCAGAATACGCAAAATATAGTAAAATATTACTCAGAGGTTTTTGCAAAAAACACCATTATGATATTTGATGACGCAAATTGGACTCAAGTAGTTCAAGGCTCTCATAAAGGAATTATTGAGTCTGGTTTAAAAATATTATATAGCAAAAAAATATTAAATAGTTCAGAATCAGATAAAGACTGGTGGAACGGTTTATACATATTAGTTACGGAGAAATAATGCCTAGTTTAAATATTTTGTTTGAAGAGTGGTACTACATATTAATGCTTGGAACTGTAATGGTTCTTTCTTATTATGCAAGAAAATTTGATGTCTTTCAACCACTTTATTCTTGGATTGCAAAAAAAATAAAATCAAAAAGAGCAGTAATTGCTATTACATCAGCCGTTTCTGGAGTGTTGCCAATTAATGGCAGAGTTGTTATTTCAGCTGGAATCTTAAATACAATGGCTCCACAAGATGAGCGTAGAAAAAAATATGGCGTCATAGACTACTTGGCAACACATCACTTTTATTTTTGGTCTCCATTAGAAAAGACTGTATTGCTTCCGATGGCGGCATTAAATATTTCTTATGCTTCTTTTATAGGATCGGTATGGCCGCTGCTTGCAACTTTAGTAGTTTGTATTCTTTATTATATTTTTGGGGTTTTAAAAGAGTCTGATGTAGATATTGTTATTAGGAGTAAGAGAGAAAAACAATTATTAAACACAAAAAATATAATCAAGGATAATATATTTACATTATTTATAGTCACAGCCATCCTTGCTTTGGGCAACTTTGTGTCATACCACAAAGACTATTTTTCAAAAATTGTAGATTCGGCTCACGATTCAGAGATGCTAGTATTAGTCTTACTTGGATCCTTTATCCTATCTTTTATCCTAGGAAGTAGTGGAAAATTTGCTGGAGTTCTAGCCGTATCCCTACCAATTTTTGGAGCCACCTACCTACCCATACTGTTTGCAGCAAATTGGGCTGGCTACATATTGTCTCCAATGCATAAATGCATGATAATTGGAAAGAGGATGTTTGGGTCTTCCTTTAAAGAATACTATAGGGTCCTATCAGCAGTAGTCCTATTTGTCTTTTTGGTATCGATAGTTCAGACTTATACCACAGGGCTTTAAACGCTTATATTCCAGTGGCTTCTAGAAGGTCGCTGGGGTATAATTAAGAATGTTATAGGGAAAAGCGGACCTTAACAAAAATGCATTCATGCTATAATTTATACAGGAGAAAATATGCCTAGTTATGACAGTTTATCAAGTCAGATCACTACTTTTAAAGCTAAAGTAGATGCTCTGAGCAGCAGCACTCTAACTGCACAAGACCTAGTATTCCTTGCAAAAGCACTGGAGTCAATGGGCAATCTATTGGGAGTTAACGATATTGTTGCTGCAACTTCTAACAGCATCAATAGTATCCAAACTGCAGGAAGCGGACAAGTAACAACAGTTCAAACTGCAGGAGCAACACAAATTGCTGCTGTTAATACAGCAGGAACACAAAACATTGCTAACCTTGCAGGTCAAATTAGCAATTATACTTTATATACAAACATGGGAGTGATTTAATATGCCAACAGTAAGCTTGCCAGCTCGATTTGCAGCAGGAACAGCAACTACATCTGAAGTTACAATATTAACAGTTCCTGGTGGAGAATCAGACATTATTACATCTGTTACATTTGATAACATTACAGATGCAGCTAATCAGGTTACTTTAAAGATGGCAGGAGTCAACTTTGCAAAGAACCTTGATCTCGCACCAAGATCATTAGTAGTTTTAGATTTTAAACAAGTTTTAAACACGGCAGAAACAATTACAGTTCAGGCATCAGTTAACAATGGTGTCACATACTTTGTTTCTGGCGTAAAAGTAATCAATACATAATTAGGAGATTTAAAAAATGGCTGTAGCAAATTCAACTACACAAATTATAATGCCAGGACTAGATGCGTCTATTCAGTCAAATCTAAATACAGCATTAAATACAAACACAACGTTGCAGAATGTTTTAGCATCAGTTGGAAATATTCCACTGAAAGTTGTTAAGCCTGTTACAGTCAAATTAACTTCAACACAGTATTGGACTCGTCCAGCTAATACACTGTCTTCAGTAGAGGTTACAATTGTTGGCGGCGGCGGAGGCGGCGGGGGATCTCATGGTTCTCACCATGGTGGCGGCGGTGGTGGTGGAGGACAGGTTATTCGTCGTCACGTAGATATTGCATCTGTTGCAGTAGGACAATCTGTTCTTGTTACAATTGGAACTGGTGGTTCAAGAGTTTGTGGAAGCACAAATACAAATGGCGGTAGCGGTGGTAATACTACATTTGGTTCATTCTTAACTGCATTTGGCGGCGGCGGAGGCGGCGCTTATGGACAGCATGCACCACAATCTCCTGGAGGTTCAACTGGTGGCGGCGGTGGAAGAAACGCACACTCTGCAGGAGGCGGTGGCGGTGGCGCAGGTGGCGCAGGCGGAGGAGCTTGGGGACAAAATCAAGAACATAGCTGGAGAATGTATGCTGGACACGGTTCACATACACCAACAACAGATGAAGGATCTTCTTCTGGAGGACATGGAATGGCTGGACAAAATTCAAGTTCACAGTCTACAACAGGTGGAACTGGCGGATTAGGTTTGTATGGCCTTGGCGGTGGCGGTGGCGGTTCAGGTCGTCACGCAATGGGCAACGGATCAAACGGTGGTGGCGCAGGTGGCGCAGGAAATGGAAGTCCGTATGGAACTGCTGGACAGCCTGGACAAAATGGTTCTGGCGGTGGCGGTGGCGGTGCAGATAATG